TTCTTTAGGTCCTTCAATTTTAATATTATTATTACACCAATTTGGCATATTGCCCTCCTTTTATTTGTGCCTTGTTTGCCTTATTACTCTTTTATAATATAACCTTTCACCCTAATAGTCAACTGGCCATATTACCAAAATAATTGTAGGATCTTGAGTTTTTGAAGTCGCCCTGGGTATCCCCAGCTCTAGCAATATCTCCCCCTTCTTCTGTTGGTAGAATCCGTTCGTTCAATGCCATTCTCCTACTTCTACTTCGCCGCTTTATGGTTTATTTGAGCTATGCTCTGGGGAAACCGTCCGCATCGGACGAAAACCTTCCTTCCCAGACTAACCAACAGCCTGAGTCGAAAATCCTTTACCGAAGTCTAACTCCATCTGCCTATGCAGATCGCCAACTTCCTTAATCGCTTGGTCCTTTGCTTCTTCGACCACATCTTTATACCAACAATGATCTCCTGACTTGGCTTCTTTTTCAATAACGCCTTCTGCATGATCATTCTCATAATAAAGACCACCTAGGTTAGCATAACCTACTTCGTGACCTTTATAAAAATATTTCGCCCAAAAGCCAAACCAAGCATCGTTGCCCGAATCAATTCTTTTTGCCATCTCGTCCGTGTCATAATATGGCTTGCCATCATTGTCTGGGTTAGGTGAATTATCAAATAAGTCCGATGGGTGAATGTCTTCATAAAAGTATCCAACCTTCACATCAAAATTTCCGTCGGTATGTCTTAATTCTTTAACTTCATAATGGTCTGACATTATTTGTTCTCCTTAAGATGATATTTTAACATTTCAATCTTATCTTTAATCGCATCAGCTTCTAAAGGTTTAAGACTATCCGTTTGGTCATACTTCGTATAGAACCAAGTATATTTCGGCTTACCTAAAAAATCTTGCTCGCCTACATCCTTTAAGAGATAGATATAATCTTCTCCACTATTAAAACCCTTTGACAAATATTCCTTCTCGTCTTTATAGGTTTTTGCTCCTACATCTTTTTCGCCTCTATCTCTACCATAGTAAAGATTCTGAATCTCATACATAGGATGACCTCTATCATCAAAGTCTATTTTCTTACCTTCATGATATCTCCAAAAAGATGCATCGCCTAACTTAATAGCCGATTCTGTCTTTTTGCTATCTTCCCAATGATCTACTAAAAGGTATCCAAGTCCACCTGGATATCCGTCGAAATGCTGATAAGCACCTATGATTGATCCGTCTGCTTTTTGAAACCCTATTCTTGCCCTTGTTGACATATTTTTGCCTCTCTGTTTGCCTTATTGTTAATATTATAATATAGCCTTTGACTCATATAGTCAACCACTATTTTACCAAAATTAATGAATAGTATCAACACCTGGAATAGGAGAATGAATCTCCTGGATTGAAATTATGTCATTAATTTTAAGATCTGGAGCCTGTTCTTCTAATGTAAGACAAGCATCTTTGAAATCCATCGCATTGACTTCTATTTCTTCATTACCTTCGATCTCAAAGATGAAGAGTTTAGGTCTATTTAGGACAATTCTCATTTCCTGGTTTTCCTTCCTTTTTTCTTTTTTGTGCCTTTTTGATTTTCCCGGTACATTTCGCCGGTCATTCCTGGTGGGATTATTTCTATTTTACCGCCCTTCTTGATGAAGTCCTTCAACATCGCATCAAGTTTTCTTTGTCTTTCTTCTAGCTCTAATGGGCCTACTGGTGGTTGGATTGACATTCTTGCCTTTCTGTTAATTTTTTATATTCTTAATTTATAAAGCCAGAAAGCTCAAATGTCAACTTCTTATTTTACCAAATTCGCTTCGTCTATATCCCAGCATTGATCGAAAGGAACGGTATATGTCTTACCCTTCGCTTCACCTTCTAGATCAGTGATTTTGAATAACTTGGTATTCATATCTCGGATTGTAATCAAGCCAAAACTCTCATACCACCCTGGGCCAGCCAAAGGTGTATCACTTAATCCTGGTGGGCGACCATAGATGTCTAACATCATCTCAGCCTTAAATTTACAAGCATAAGATTTGCCTGGTTTAATATCTTCTGGTTTAAGCATTGGTCTCTCCTTTAAAGAAACTATCAAACCCATCGTGGGCTTCTCGTTCTGAATCGTCTAGATACATATCTGTATCTCTATCGTAATACTTACCTTCCATTGGGTCGTAGTAGACCACCTTTCCGGATCGCCACATAAAGGGTCCTTCTAGATTTGGAATCTTCGTGTATCTTTTGGTGTCTATTGACGGTAGGATATAATATGCCATTGGTTGCCTCTCTCAGTTAAAAGGTGGGGGGCCTCTCCTAGAAAGTCGCCCCCCTGTGACTCGCCTAACTTAATTTCTGACATAGGTGTTAGGTCTAACAGGGTTTCTACTCCACTACCGATTAAAAGTCTCCTGGTGCGACTTGAACTGCACGAAGACCGTTTTCTCTCCACATCTCAACGACAGAAGTTCTGTCATCAAAGACCAACTCAGGTTTCCATCCTTCTGCTCGAAACTGATCTAACATATCTTTCTTCACAAAATGATCTGGACGAAAGTCTTTATCACTTCTTAATTTAATATCTCTGAAGACCAACTTCTGGCCCATCAATTGCATCAAAGTGATTGCTCGTTGACTCTTGTTCCTCCCACTAGCGATTAAGATATTATGACCCTGTTTCTGCAAGGCAATGGCTATCGCAAAGACATCTTCGTTTGGAGTATCGTCTTTCGTAAGCTCACGAAAGCTCTTCCAGTCTTTTGGTCTCTGCTCTACGAACTTCTTACGATGTTCGATATTCATCAAAGTCCCATCGATGTCGAATATTATATCCATTTGCCCTTACCTGGTTCTTAATTAGTTTTTTCTTGAACTATCGTTGCCCCTTGGTTCAATAAATCTTTACCTTGTTGAACTACCGTGTCCATTTCACCCGGGTTCTGATAAAGATAAAAAGCCAAAGCGCCTAAGCCCATAAAAATGATTGCTCTAATCACTTGATGCCTCCTTCTCTTGTTGGTTAAATTTGATCATCAGTTCTAGACCGATACCATTACCTAAACTCTCTGCCATATGTGGCCATTTTCTTACGAGAGTCTTTACAAAATCGTCTCTTTGCTCCAAGTTCATTCTTGCAATTTGTTCAACTAATTCGTTTGCCATAATTTTGCCTCTTCCTTATTATTCTTTTATTATAAGGTCACTGACCGATAAAGTCAACCATTAATTTCGGTTTTTTTTACGCCGCGATCTGTGATTCCGCTTCGGCGATGTGTCTGCAAGTCCTACGAAATTGATAGCCTTTACAAGAGCAAGATGATCCCCATCTCCCTCCGATTTGGACTTCGTATAGATTTCCTGTCTTACCCTTAACAGAGATTCTTTGTCCTTCACTATCTTTTCGTGCCGAAAGCGATTGTTTGGGGAATTCGGATTTTTCATCGTTCACCTCCACAATCCTTTCTTTTTGGATAACCCTAAATTCAAAATTAGGATCTCCGGTTGTGATTCCAACCTCTCCGGGTTTGAACCATTGTTGATATATTACCTTACCTTCGTAATAATTAAATTCTGGAATATGAAAAGCATAACGATCCCTATAAGGATACATTACATTTTCTACCTTAACCTTAATGAATTGATTTTCTTTTAGTTCCATTTGACCAGTGGGTGTTTTTTCATATTTTCAAAAATAGATCTCACCCTAGCATTATATCGTTCTTCGTCTAGAGCGAGATTCTTAAGTTTGGTCTTCCACATATTGAGAGTCAGCTCATCAAGATCTGGATTATTTTTTATGAGCCTTTCGATAGCCTTGGCTCTTTGAAATTGTTTCTCTTCTGAGAAAGGTCCCATTATAAACTTGCCTCGTAAATTTCGTCTTTTAATTGAAGAAGCCAATCTTTGGCTCCTTCCTTATCACCATCATCAATAGTGTCTATAATCATATCAATAATACCATCGACACCGTCGATACCGTTCAATCTAATTTGATTTAGTAATTCCAATTTATCCATATTAGGCCTCTTCTCCGATGCCTAATTTAGTAAGGTGGTTTCCTGGAACTCTCCATTGACCCTGTGTACCACAATCAATCAAAACATATTTTTGATTAATCTTTTTAACCTTACCTGAAACCTGGTTCCCTCTCTTACCAGTGAATCCTACAATATCACCAATTCTAAAAGACCTTACAGCCTGTTTGGCTATGTGAGTTCTTTTCAATTTAATTGCATCGATAACCTGGTTCAACTGATCGTTGTCCATTTGGTAGATTAGTTCGCTTGCCTTTGTGACTAGATTGTTCATATTATTTGTGCCTCTCTTTTTCATAATGTTAATATGCCTTATTATTCTTTAAGTATAAGGCCTCTTGCTCAAAAGGTCAACCCCTAATTTGTGCCATTTTCTTTGGAGTTTTCCAATTCCATTTTCTGTAATTCTTTAACCAATCCTAAAAAATTAGTGAAAACAGAGTTCATTTGAGTTTCAATCTTATCCTCTCCTGCCGGGATACATATCGCCGCCATATCTTGAGTCTTAACTTGCTCAAGGGCTGTCATGCAAACCTTTTGGTCTGGATAAGTCACTTGTAGATTTAGTGCCATCGAAATCAATAACCATTTCATTCTATTTCTCCGTTCAGTTTGATTAATTCGACATTTCCGTCTGGCTGTTTCTTATGCTTCAAATATCCATTCTCACATAGACTATCAACCGCTCTTCCGGCTCCTACTTTCACGCCTTTATCTTTTCCTAGTAAATATCCACAACCTACTAAAAGACTTGAATATATAAAAACCTTGAAAAGTAAATTTATATCACTTTCTATCACTCGGGTCCTCCTTGTTCCAACTTAATAATAATAAACTTATAAACCCATATGGTACCCCAACTATTAAGATGGAATATAATATAAGCATAATCCAATCAGGCATTTAAGAACTTTCCCAAGTGGTCGTCAACTCGTTCGCCTTTGCCAGGCGTATGGCCTAAATAATTGTCACCTTCCATTACTACCTGTGAAGTGCCAAATTCAGTTTTTAGAACCCAACCCATAGGGCCAAACAAAATTGCCTTGCCTTTTAGATTCGATCCTGACGAGTCTTTATACCAAACGGTATCGCCTTTTCGAATTTCATCAAATAATTCATCTTCCCACATACAATTACCTTTCTAATACCACATAGTCTCCGAAATATTTGTCAAAGACTTGTATTAAATGTTCGTAGTCGCCTTCCTTCATTTCCTCTAAAACTTGGAATGGATTCAGCCCTAATTGTTTGGCCAACTTTGATGCATTGGCTAACAAGAAGAAAGCATTACCTTGAGGACCTGTTAGGTCGATGACTAATTCTTTTGGTGTCGTTTTCGATCTAATCATATTGTTTCTCCCTCTAAAACTTTTTCTTTAAAGTCTTTCATTGGCGATGCTTCATGCTCCTCAGCATAGGTATCTATTTCAACCATGCCATCTTCTTTAGCATATTCATCATCTTCATATGCAACCTTGCCTATGAATTCAGTATCGCCTGATTCCTGATAGTTGGTATCAACCATATAAGTTTCAACACCGTCTTTTTCTTCTGTGATGTTTCTAGATATTTCGCTATGATTAATTCCACCGCCATCTAGGAATTTTTGATCAGCTTCGTCCTTGTCTTTAGCAAGAACATCTTGTTCGACGCAGACCGTATAATAAGTTTTCTTTCTGTAAAGATTCTTACCTAGGTCTTCGACATTATAATATACTTCGGTATCTACTGACATTAGTCTGCCCTCGATCCCATATACGCCTTCACGCCGTATTTTTCTAAAACCTCAGCATAAGCCTGAGCACCAACTTCTTTACAATCCATTGATTGACCGTTGTGATTACCCGGGTTCCATTTAGTGACGCCTCTTGAATAAGACTTCTTAAAACCTACTGCCTCAAATGCCTTGCCTAATTTCGTTGACAATTTCATCTGTGGAAGTTCAACCCAGGCAAAACCACAATACATTGGTTCGCCGTATTCGTTTCCGCCCGTCTTTTCATTCCAATCATTAAGATAATTTAGAATGGCTGTTTTCGCCGCCATTTCTGCTTCGTTAGTTATGCTTGGTACCATGTCTGGTGTTATTGTTTGCCCTTGTATCATATATTTTTGCCTCTCTTTTTTGTTTGCCTATTGTTTAATAATAAAGCCAGTCGCTATAAAAGTCAACCATTATTTTACCAATATCTATGCGAGTAAATTGAAATTGGTAATATCAAATGCCCACTGATTCCATGGTTCTGTCTTGCTAGGTCTCAGTAAAGACTTTTTCACCTTGTAGCCAGTGAAAGTTTCTAATGAAGAAACTATTGTATCTGCCTCTTCTTCATTAATGTGATCGCACCACATAGTTCCATATTCGAACCAGGGTTTAATTCTTTGGCCATGTTCCATAGCCACATCAAATTTCACGAAATCCATCGCTTCTCTTTCAAATGCCATTATGCTACCTCCTTGGTTATTAATGGTTGAAATTCTTTCTCCATGCTATATGGAAGACCTAAGTTATAACAAATATAACCGGCATCCCATTCCTTATCTAAATCTTCTGCTTGAAGTATCCAACGAATAGCATCTTCCCTGCTACCTGCCATTGGAAGATATTCTTTGATAGAAGTTTCAAATCGTTCGACCGCCTCTTTTTCCATCTTGGCTTCAAGTTCCATTTGCTCATCACAAGCCTTAGAAATATAGTCGGCTTCGTCCTTCAACTCTTGAAGGCTCATAGCATTAAAATCGTAATGACGACCTTTACAGCCAAAGGCAGTCTTGTGGGCATCATATATATAAGTGGCCAACTCATCTCTCTCTAACTCATCAAGAGTAGTGATTTTTCTTTCCACCCAATACGCCTTATCTTCAGGGTATAAACCAGCCCAACGGTTTTTAGGATCTTCCGCGATCCAAGCCTTTGTTTTAATGTTTCTGGATTTAATTTCTTGAAGTAATTCTAACATATTTTAAGCCCTCTTTTTCCTAATTGTTATATATAGTATAAGGTCAAAGATCCAAAAGGTCAACCTTTTTTTGGCCTTGTAAACCATTGATTTTATTGGATAATTGAAAAAAGATTAAAAAAAGATTTGGCAGAGGAGCAAGGAATCGAACCTTGATCTAGGGTTTTGGAGACCCGTGTAATACCATTATACCACTCCCCCTTAATTTAATAACCTGGGACACAATCTTTTGAATTGCAACCCCATTGGAAGCCGTTTCGCTTCGCTGACTTCAGAGAGCCTAAATCTTCATTTGGAATAAAGATAAAATTCTCTCCACAAGTATAACAGACATCGCCTTCTTTGTCACCATAGGCGGCTGTTGAGCCAGTGAGCCATTCATATTTGGGGTTAGTGGACATAGTGGAAACGGAGCAACCCGTAGTGAAGATTCCTAACAATATTATTGCAATATATTTTTTCATTACGGGCCTCCTAATGCCTCTTTTATAGTAGTTTAATTTAATTGAGCCTATTTGCCTTGAAATAAGGATTTTATTTGAGTCCAGTTTCTAGCCAATTGAGCTTTACCTTCTGCCCAGCTATTTTTTTGGTACTCTATAATCTCCTGTTTTTCAGTGACGACCCAATTATTGATCTTGTTAGACCAGTTTTCCTCTTCTGCATTTACATTTGAAATCATTGCAATACCAACGACTACCGCAAATGTCAGAATCATAAGTGTTCTCATCATATACTTTATAATAAGCTCACCGTCTAAAAAAGTCAACCTATTTTGGCAAGGTTAGTTAAAAATAAATCGAGAGGCTGTGGATGACACCTTGACCTGCTGTACCGCCCATAAAATGGAAGGTTTTTGGTCTCAGGCGGTGACCCTTACAGCGGGGCCTTTTGGTAAAATTATTCTTCGCCGGGGTAAAAAGTGTTTAATTTCAACCACTTAGACGAATCTGCTTCACAACTCTCTGTCAAGCCCAATTCAGTCTGGGGCCAGTCACCAAATTCTTGGAGGGCCTGGCAAACTAAATCTGAGTAGACAAAAATTTTAGATGGTGGTTTTCCAGTAGTGACCATCTCTTTTATTTTGGATAGTGACCCCTCACATAATGAAGTAGTGAAGGTTTTTATAGCAGTGACCCCATTATAGGTACTAAAGTCTTTACTGTAACGATCGCCGTGTAACCACGTGCAAGGTGTTATAGGCATTTGGTTTATCTTGATGTCCTCTGCAACTAGACCGTGTAAGTGTACTTGTGTAAAGCCCATATCCTTTAATCTATCGTAAGTTTTAGGACCTATACAATGTACTACTTGATCTAACAACGGTACTATATCGTAGTCATAGTGCTTAATTGCATCAATATGAGTAATTAATAGTGGTTGTTTCCAACTCTGTCGGTGTTTAGTTGGGCTAGTTTCCAAGCAAGGTAGCCAAATTTCACCCTCTTTTAGGTTATTTGGTTCGTTTATTTGTGTATAAACTATCATATGCTGAAATATTTAGCTACAAGTTCTAGGTTAAACAACTAAAATAGGTTATTTGAAAACCGTACAGCGGGGCCTTGGTTAAATACTAATACAAGAAAGACAGTACTACGTTCTAGTAGTACCGGAAGGAGAACTCCAATGACACAGTTAAGAAACCTAGCAATCAACCTAGAGGTTGGGCAAGAAATACAAGTGGGGAAATACAATGACAAAGCAAAGATTACAAAGATCGAATACTTCGAGAAATCAGGAGACATTTCTATTAATACAACGAAAGGTCCTCGTAAAGTGCTAACATTTAAACTATGTGACGATGGAGACAGATACGACAACCCAGCAGACAAATATAGATAAATATATTTGCAATGAAAATAGTTGATTTAGACACTAAGGCAGAGCTCGAAGCTCAAGCATCAAAGAAACTATGTAGGTCTTCTAGACCTGATAGTTCATTAGGTGCATCGAATTTAGCTTCTTGTAAGTCGCAAGGTCTACGAACACGATCAGGAAGTAAAAGCCATAAGGTTGGCAAGAAACGTGTAACGGTAGGCGGAAAGAAGATAAAAGGCAAAAAGTATGGCGGACCATTACCAGACTGGAGTTAGAAACGTGGATACGAAATATAGTGGGCAGTTATTAATTGCTGGCCCTGTACTAAACAATAGTCCCGTGTTTGCTCGTTCGGTTGTTTACATTTATGAACACCGTGAAGGCGGTGAAGTCATGGGAGTCATTTTAAATAAGCCTAGTCAATTTAGATGTTCAAGTCTAGGACTTCTTAAAGATATACCTTTTGATCCTGCATTGGAAGAAACATTTGTTCACAAAGGCGGACCTGTTAATGATACATCAGTTCTGTTGTTACATACGAATGAATGGCAAAGTACTAACACATTAAAGAGCGGCAATGAATTAGCTATGACAAGTGATATGCTTATGATAGAAAAACTATCAACTGGTAACACTCCTAAGGGTTGGAGAATGTTTGCTGGTATGAGTGTATGGACTGAAGACCAATTAGCTAATGAAATACGACAAGGTGCTTGGTTGTTTGCACAGCCTAGTAACCATAGTGTGTTTGACTTTAATGAAGAAGAGCAATACTTAAAAGCTCTTGAACTTTGCAGTAGACAAACATTTTCTAAATATATTTAGGAAATATACGTAGGAGGTATATTACCATGTTTAAATTCTTAGCAATACTATTTCTAGTGTCCACTATGTCATTTGGTGCATTAGCCAGTACATCTGAAGATGTTAATCCAACACCAACACCACAACCTGAACTAGGGCCACAACCTGAACCAGGACCTTTTAATAAATTGCCTATGCTAATTGATTGTAGTACGGCAGAAGAAACATTTAAGATGATTAAAAGGTACGAAGAAGTGCCCTTCTTACAGATGGAAATATCAATTCAAATACCAGGTGGAACAATACTAAAACAGCCAGGAGTTATGTTTATGAATACAAGAACATTAACTTGGACATTAGTTGCTTTATTCCCAGAAACAGGTGGAGCCTGTGTCGTACAGAATGGTATAGGTATTACCCCAGTTAATCCTAATAGCGGTACGTAAAGTTTAAAGTTATTTCGTAGTAGCCATATTACTTAAAGGATTTTCTAAAGCAAGTTTAATTTGCTTTTCAATCTTCGCTTCAAGGTCAGCCATCTCTTGCTTGATATCTTTGATTGCATCGCTGATGTCTGTGTTAAGTTCTCTACTGTCGTTCTTAACTCTACTTTCAACATCTTCAACGATCTTTTCGATACGTCTTACATCACCACGTAAGTCGTTTTTAAGCTCTTTGGCTACGTCAGCCACTAGTGTTACTTCTTCTAGTACCATATCAAGCTCTGCTTGTACAGTTGCTAACTTCTTATCAAAGGTGCTTAAATCAGGAGCAACATAGGTATTAATCTTTTCTTCCATCATTTGGTATCTATTGAAAAGCTCAAAGCCTCCCCAAAGACCACCAATAATAGTACCTACTAACGGCAGTACTAATAATAGTTTACTACCACCAACTTTTATGCCCTTATATTCTATTTCTGCCATTGTTTTCTCCGTTTGTATTTAGTTTAAATCGTATTGCATTATGATCATTTCGTCCATAATTTTGTCTTGTGCCATATCATATAGTATGCCTGCTGGATCTAATAGCATAGGCATTTCAGTATAGATCTGCTCATCTGTATACCAATCTAATGGTAATGCGTTCTGTTTGTCTAGGTATGCTTGGAAGTTCTTAGTATCTGTTAAACTTGAGATCAGTGCAATCTTTGTTGTTTCGTTGATAGCACTATAAGTATCTGCCATCGCGGCAAGTATTCTAGTAGCAATCTTCTGCTTGGCTTCTGCTACTTTCTTTTCTACGTATTCCTTTTTCTTCTCAGACTTGGACTTGTTGTTCTTGCTCTTGTTATTTTTGTCTGATTTAGAATCTCCGTCTTTTCCTTCAGACTTTTCTCCCCTGGAAGAAGATTCGTCTTTGTTCCCATCGGATTCTGTATTTCCTGTATCTTCGGTTTCGGATTCGGTTTCTGATTCACTGGAATCTCCATCAGCGTCAGTATCTCCTTCTGCTGATTCCTCTGATTCACTGTTACTACTTTCCACTGGCTGTTCAGCATTTTCACTGGACTCTTGTACGTTTTCTGTTGATGACTCAGACGTTTCTGTACTCTCTGAGCTTTCGCTTTCGGAAACATTCTCTTGCGTTGACGACTCATTATTATTCCCCTCACTTGTACTTATTTCAGTTGTAGGTTCTGGTCCAGCGTCTACTTCAGGTTCTGTTGTAGTTGTTTCTGTAGTAGCAGTTGATTCTGTGTTAGAACTAGAACTAGTATCAGTTGGCATCTCTATTACTGGTCCAGCATCAGCCATTTCCATATTTGTACTTGGTGCTCCCATGTCCGTTGACATATCAGGTAAGTCTATTTCTATTTCTGCGACAGCATCAGCAACCGCAGTATCAATCTGTGATCCAATGTCTGCTTCAATTGATTCAACACTTGGCATATTAACGTCCATAGGACCTGTGTCCATGCTACCAAAGTCTAGGTTAAGATCTATTTCAACAATAGTATCTATTGCAACAACACCTGTGTCCATGTTAGTTGTTTCCATTTCAACTGTTGCCACGTTAGTTGTTTCGTCTACTTCAACACTAAACTCCATTTCAATACCACCACCTGTTTCGTCATTTGCTATTGTTATCTCAAATGAATCTATTTCTGTGAAGTCTATTTCTGGAATAGTTGTATCTGTTGTAGGGTCACCTATGAACACACTTGTTAATACATCTTCGCTGGTATTATAAACTGTTGTTTGATTGCTTAAAACTATGTTTGTTATTGTTTGTGTGATCGTTGTTACTGCATCATATGTTAGTGTCATGAAAGGATTGCTAAACACAGGACCATAATACTTTGTGTGGTATCCTGCGTCAACTCCCCACAGTTCCATATCTCCCCATACTTCCGTTATATTATTATTAGTGAGTACCCCCGATCCAACAGCACCCGTGAATGAATGTGTTTGTGTGCCGTTGTAATTCAGTGTTACGTAATTGGTGAAGGTTTGAAACTGACCTTCTCCCTGGTTTGATGTGTTCTGGCCATAAAGTTTTACAGTTATTCTAAATACGTCCTTACAGTCGTTACTAGTTGCTGAACAGTTAGGTACAGTTAGGTTTGACTTATGTGATTTAACAGTCACTCCATAGTTGAGATCAAAACCTGCTTGTATTTCCGCGACGGTCATATCTAATCCCATTTCAAATCTATCTGAATTTATTTGTCCACCACCCAATGTGCTAACATTATAATTATTGGTATTTGCTACAAGACTGTTATTAACGTTATTTTGATAACCTGTACAGGCTTCACCTGCACCAACAGTTTGACTTGATCCACCTGTTCTACATTGTGTTGCACCTTGTAACTTGATTCTACCTGATGTTGACCAATTACTTGAATTAATAGTTGGTACAAAGTTTGAAGTTGTTGTTGCTGTTATCTGTGATGTTTGTTGTGTGGTAGTCGTAGATGTACTAATTTCTTCAACTACTGTTTCGGTCCAGTTAGTTGTAACTGTTGTATCTTCAAAGCCACCGTTGAGTGTTACCTCTGTGTTAGTTACTACTGAGGTTAAGGTACTAGAGGTTACTGTACCACCATTAGGCCCTGTATCGCCTACGTTATACTGTTGGGTATATGCTAGTGCTGGATTAGAGTAAAAGCAACAGAATAGCACCAATACCGATGCTCCAAGTAGTTGCTTTATTCTGCCATTCTTTTTCATATGCTTCAAGATCATTTTCTTTTAACCACTTGTTATAATCAGGACGTTTCTCTGGATTTTCAGCCCAAGCCTTAGCGGCCTCAATACCAATCTTTCCTTTATACGGACAAGGTGTACCTGCCATCTCCATGGCTTCGAATACTCGTGCATCTTGACATAATAGACTGACCGCGGCAACCTTCATACCCATACCATATAATGATCTGGATAGCTTTAGTCGTTCACAGTTTAAGTCTCTTATTGTAGTTCCACCTGCAATACCAAACACCTGTGTTTGTACTGCGGCACTTGTACCAGTCGAACAAACATCTTGATTATTAATCATTACGTTTGGTGCTGATGCAGTTGGTGGAGTCTTATCGACAGTTGTTGTTCCTGTAACAGTAGATGTTACTGTATTTTCAGCATAAGCTAGGTTGCTCGTAAATAAACCAAGTATTGCTACTGTCAATATAAGTTTTAACATTTTAAATTTCATATTTTTTCCGTGTAATCCCTAATCTGGTAGAGTTGTGCCCTTCGTACTATTATTTATCAGATGTAAAAAAAGTTACACCTTTTAGTACCTATTTAATTTAAATGCGTACTTAATAAACTAAATATTATTAGCGACCCTTAGAGGCACATAATTAAGGAGTGACTTATGTCTAAAATTTCGTGGACAGATCTAGCAAAAAACTACCGTGAGCAAAACACAATTATTGATGAATTCGATAAGTGGTTTAGCGGTCCCGAGTTTAAAGAAAAAACATTACCTGAAGAATTAGAGAAGCTAGAACGCAAGGCTATTAAAGAAAACCTTGCTCATTATGATGGTAATAGAACAAAGACAGCCATTGCATTAGGCATTGGCAGGACTAATTTAATTAAGAAGTTAAAGAAATACTCTTTACTTTAACCAGGCAACTCTTTCGCCTGCTTTTATTCTACGTGAGTGTTCCTCGACAGAGCCGGGGTATCTCCAAGCCCATATAGCCACGAGTGCCATAAAGCCTCCGCTCCACATAATAGCTTTAAGATTCTCTGTTGCGAACCAGGTAAACACCAAGGTTGATGCCATGACTAGAATCATTGCATATTTCCCTTTAGTAGGGAATACTCTTTTCTTAGTCCAGTTAGTTAGAAACTTGCCAAACCAAGGGTGATTATATAACCAAGCCTCCATACGTGGAGAACTTTTGGCAAATGCCCAAGCGGCAATGACTAAGAATATACTAAATGGTATGCCAGGAGTAATAAATCCTATGTAAGCAATACCCACACACAGGAAACCTATTCCCATATACATATACTTCTTTATTTTATTCATTGTTTTCTTTCGTGTTGCTACAATACTTTTTCTAGAGCATCGCATAGTGAATGCATCATTGCATTCGTGTGGAATGGAGTCGGAGCAAAACGTAGACGTTCTGTGCCTACATCAACAGTTGGATAATTTATTGCCTGAACATATATTCCATATTCATTTATTAATTCATCACTAATCTGTTTACACTTTTTGGCATCGCCCACAGTAACCGGAACAATGTGTGTTTCGTTCTCCATTATTGGAATTCCTCTGTTTCTAAATAAATTCTTTAATCTTTTAGCACGTTCTTGATGTTTTTCTCTTAGGTCGTTGTGATCTTTTAAGTACTTGACACTTGCCAATGCTCCTGCACAAATAACTGGACTCATTGATGTTGTAAAAATAAAGCCAGAGGAGACAGAACGAATTGCGTCTATAACGTCAGACTTCCCTGCTATGTATCCGCCCTGAACTCCAAAGGCTTTACCTAATGTGCCATTCAGTATGTCGATTTGATCCTGTGATCTTAGCTTTGCTGAATATCCAGCACCTGTTTCACCATACAGGCCAACGGCGTGAACCTCGTCGAGGTACGTGATGGCATTGTACTTCTTAGCCAATGCAACAATTTCTGGTAATTTACTGACGTATCCATCCATGCTATACACGGACTCAAAGACTATGCAAGGTGTTCCTTTGACGTCTCGCAGTAGTTCCTCTAATTGCTCTAGATCATTGTGCTTGAAAATTTTCTTTTCAGCACCACTGTGTCTTATTCCTTGTATTAAAGAAGCATGATTCTTGCTATCACTTAAAAACACAATGTCGGGAATGATACGTTTCAAAGCAATTAGTGACCATTCATTTGCCACATAAGCTGATGTAAAGAGTAGAGCTGACTGTTTGCTATGCAATTTGGCTAACTCGTGCTCTAGTGCTACATGATAATGACTTGTTCCAGCGATGTTTCTAGTTCCACCCGAACCGGCACCTGTTTGATCAAGGGCGGTATGCATGGCATCGAGCACCACTTTGTGTTGTCCCATTCCAAGATAATCATTAGAACACCAATTTACAATGTTTTTAATTGCGTACTTCCCGTACCATATCGCATTGGGATAATCTCCCCTCTCGCGGAGTATATCGTTAAAGACACGGTAATTACCGTTATCTTTTAGTTCTTGTATCTTTTCTTTGAACTTTGTTAAGTCTATCATCTGTAGTATTTATGTGGGTAGTTTTCTTTGGAGGCTCTATATGATGAACAAACACTCCTCCGTGATGATAGTGGACTTGATAGCCATTCTGGTGCAATTCTTTACTGACTTGATCGCATTGTTTCCAAAAATCTTTTAAAACTTTAAACCATTTTAGCATATAGTATATATTTATATTGTCTTTGCCCACCCATTCTAAATAAATGGAGTCTGCTTTGTTGAATATCTCTAAAAATATTAATTGCTTCTTGTGGTATTGTATCCTTGAACCTACCATCAATAGTTGCTATATCATATTCCATAGCTGAAATTGTTTCTTGTGTTTGATCTTCTTCTAATTCTATTGTATAATTCTTTTCAACTGCATCTTTAAACTCATTGATACTAGTTCTATCAAAGAAGTCACTAACAATAATTGTACTATTATACTTTGTATTAAAGAAACCCTTTTCAAATAACAAGTGAGCTGAACACATCGATAGTATAATATCGTATTGTTGGTTTAGTTCTTCGCCTTGTAGGAATCTTTGTTGTGGATAATGTTGTCTAGCATATTCAATACATTGTTCTTCGTTGTCAATACCTGTTATACTAACATTGTGATATTTTGCAATAGTATTAACACCGCGACCCCAACCACAACCCATATCAACGATACGTTTAGCACTTATATCTACGTCTTTAACTAGGTTAAGGTAAGCCCTGACTTGCATTGGCCAATCCATGTCTTCTGCATTAAGTACAATCTTAGAATCATTTAGGCCGTGATTCTGCATAGGTTTCCACGATAAATCTTTTACATATTCTTCGAATAGTTCGTTGTTAGATAAGTTTATAGGGGGATTGTTGAGCTGTGTTTTAGTTGCTCGTATGTCTTTAATGTCTGACCTTGCTGAAGTAAGTTTAGCAAATAATTCAGCTTGTTGTTTTTTATTTAATGAACTAATACCGCGTGTTCCCATAGTTAAATACTTATAGAAAATTAAAGGCCTGCTCCAAGTAAATGAAACAGGCCTCCCGCCTTTATATGTATATATAGACCTCTCTATGAGTAGGTTTGCATTCTGTTTTTTAAGTCGTATGCCTACGTGTCTTTACTACGTTGGCGTTAATAAAAGTTCTTTAGTCATTATGCTAATATACCGTTGGTCCTTTGTTCTTCGTTAGTCTTTCTTGTTGCTTGTTTCTTCTTTTGGATTACCGTTTACGAAATTGTAAAACTTCTCCGCATTTTCCAAAACTTGATCAGTTGTTGGAACATCAGGCATCTTGACATTAATTTCCAATTGGCCTGTCTCCTTGTTACGTTTAGTTGTTTGTTCCCAGCCCATCCACTTGTTTGAAAATTCAAATTCTGTGAACTGTTTGGCCATCTCCAAAACATCTGTTCTTATTTCGTATCCGTTTTTATTGAATTGTACCTTAGATGATACATTATCTTTCTGATTTGACATAGCTGTCTCCTTTTTCTGTGTTTGTGTGTGTTGCTATATTATATACTAATATAACACTTTTATTTATAAAAATCAACAATTTAGATCACCAAAACTGATACCTTAGACCATTTATGGTCAGTTTACTTCGAGAATTTGGTATTTAAATATTACACGAATTCACGTTAGAGTGAATTTGTATAACAGTTAGAAAGGAGATCCATATGGATATCTTAACTAAAGTAAAAAATTGGGCTTCAGCATTAGCTGATGTAGGTGTTAGTTTACTTGCATTAGGAATAGTACTAGAAGTTCTATTTTCTGGACAGAACATACCGTTCTGGCCAAACATTAGCGTTATTTCTAACGTTCAACAAATAATTGCAGGTTTCTCAGCACAAGGTTTAGTTGGGTTAGTTGCAGTTTGGGTTCTATATTCAATTTACACAAAAAAATAATATAAGAACAATCTAAAACAGGTTGTGGCGAGCGGGTAATAACCATCTTGCCACAGCCGAAATGTTATATAGGCTAAATAGTAGTGAAGATGTTTTCAAGAAATCCTCACAAACAATAACTTATATAATTTATTAAAGTAAGACTTAAGGAGAAATATAATAATGAAAAAATTATTATTTGTAATGCTCTCTCTTGCATTGTTTAGTTTTCCGGCGTTATCAAAGAACTATGATAATACTGGTTACTCGATGAGTGCTGAGGGAGAAAAATATGGACTTTCAATTGGTACTGGAGCGACTCGTGATTTTGCCGATGATGCTCAAGTTATTGAAATCCACACTAACGGTAACACTATTGACGTAGGTGTTGCTTATATCGATGATGGAACTAACACTGATTACAGATATACAGCCGGTGGCGAAAAAGATTTAGGCACAATTGGCAGTATGAATGTATACGGTGGCGGTGACGTTCACTTTACCACTGGTGACACAATGGCTAAAGACGAGTTGAGATTATCTCCGTTCGTTGGTGCTGAAACATCAATGGGTACAAACCTTACACCATTCGTTGAATTAGGTTATGACTGGAAATCACTTGAAGGTGATTACAGAGACTTTGACCAAGCTGATTCATACGCATCTGTTGGAACTTCAATTTCATTGAGTGAAACAAGCTCAATCAGAGTGAGTGTTAACAGAGAGATGGATAAGGATTGGAACGCCACAGACACTGAAGCTTCAGTAGGATTTTCAGTATCGTTTTAATTTAACTTAAATTAATTTAGGGGCAGTAGTTTTACTGCTCCTTTTTTTATCTTATAGGGGAAAAACATGAAAGACATGATGAAATCAAAAAAGTTCTGGATAGCAGTTGCAGTAGTTGTAATTATATTCGGATATACTATGTGGACAGGTCAACCTGCTCCAGAAGTAGCACAATAATCTAATCAAAAAAATAGGGCAGTATTTCTACTGCCCTATATTCAATTTACACAAATAAATTTATTTTTTCTTACCTGATAGCCATTCGGCTTCTTCGTTAGTATAAGGCCACATATTACGCCGCCTTTCCCTTCCAAAAAGCAACTTGTTTGCCTCTCAGATAATGTTTTGAAGGATCATAACTTCGCTTAATAGCTTTTAACTTCTCTAAACGTACAATCGCTGTTTCTTTTTTAGTTTGAAGCTCAAGTTTCTTAAGTAATAAGTGTTTAGCTTCATCATGAAACCCTTGGCGTGATAATTCACTAGCCGCTCTGGCGTAGCCTACTATCTCACAAAAGTTTACTATACGTCTAATTATAAGCATTTTTCATAGTCCTCTCTAAGTTTAAGTGTAGTTTTGGGTGGTTTACCATTGGTGGCTAACATATGATTATATGCATAGTACCAATCGTTCTTATATTCAGTTTTGGCCCATTTCTCAAACTCTTCACTTCGTCTATTACTTGCAGACTTGTGATTCATCCAAGACACAAGGCCACTCCAAAAGTGTGACATTTTATTTCTCCTATATCATGGATGCTTAAGGAAAGCAATACCCCCTGTCTTTTCAGGGCGTCAATGGTCTTTTCCATCGTCAATGTCCTTTGGACATCGTCAATTGCTATTTAAGGAGTGCTCTCAACTCCCTGGTCAATCCCAGTGTGTATGTGTGTCATCGGAAAAACTAGAAAAGCTCTTGCGTCGACATAGCTATTTATAATCTGCGTATAAAATCTGTGCGTTAGTTGAGCAAATAAGCTACACTTTTTTTGCAACTCTGAATTGCAAATTTGTAACTAATGACCTTTTGGCAAAATCTTAATCAAACTGTAACAAAACTTTTCTTGACTTTAAGTAAATAAGAGTGTAACTTAATATTTGAATACGAACTTCAGACAGGAGTATATGTGGAAGTATTAACATTATGGATGGCAATAGGCTTTTTATTCGCGGCCTACTCTGTCATTGCAAACGATTCCGTACAGACCCTTGGTACGTGGATTGCATCCAACCATGAACGATATGACTGGAAGATCATGTGGGGAGCCGCAAGTGCTGTCCTGCTATGGGCTCTATGGTATGGTTGGTATACTAATGGAGGGGATATTTCATATGGACGACTGAACAGGATACCGTGGCAGGAAATACAATGGTATCATGCGGCCGCTCCAGGACTACTATTAATATTAACAAGACTAGGTGTTCCAGTAAGTACATCATTTTTAGTATTAAGTGCTTTCGCTAGTACATTTGTATTAGAGAAGATGCTTATGAAAAGCATGATGGGTTATGCAGTAGCAGGTGTATCAGCTTATGCTATATGGTACGGTATTACTAAAGTGATGGACGAGTCTGCTTCAGTTAAAGAAAGTCATAAAGCATATTGGCGAGTAGGACAATGGATTACCACAGGAGTATTGTGGTGGACTTGGTTAAGTCATGACATGGCCAACATAGCAGTTTACCTACCTAGACAAGTTCCTATAGATATGATGATAATGGTATCATTAATATTTGTACTAGGGCTAGGTTATATGTTTAGGGAACGTGGCGGTAAGATACAACAGATAGTCATAGAGAAACATAATACAAGATATGTTAGAAGTGCTTGTCTTATAGACTTGTTTTACTTTGTAATACTTTTATTCTTTAAAGAGATTAACGATATACCTATGTCAACTACTTGGGTCTTTGTAGGATTGTTAACAGGACGTGAACTTGCTATTGCTACATTTACAGACAAAACAAAGTTCAAAGGTGTGTTTCCTTTTATTGCAAAAGACTTCTTTAAGATGATGATTGGCTTAGGTGCATCAGTAGGAATAGTTTTAGCAATACATTATATAATAGTTCCAAACGGACTTCATTAAATTACTTTTTAACTTGGCGAAGTAAGCCTTTAAATAATATTAATGGCACTCGAAAAAAAGGTATGGCAAAAGATTAAGCGGAAGGCTCCTAAGGTTCCTGATATAACCTGTCCCTCGATTGACGATGTGCTATCACGTTTAGAAAAACTACAATCCACTAACAAAACTTTATCACAATTCCAGCACGATGTTATAATGCGTCGAATGGAAAAGTTACGTAAAGACAACGAAGCTTTACGTGAAGGTGGACAGTATTGGTACGAACTATCTAAGAAGTGGCTAAAGCCGTAAAGACGTGATACTTTAGTATAGTATATACAAATCCTACAAAGAATATACTCATTCCTATTTTGTGTATCTGTTTATTAGGAGATAGCACCATAGGTAACATTATTATTAACATAGCAACACGACCTATTACTTTAGCACTTATTATATCACCTTCGTTATAAAATACAAAGAAGTTAGCTATTAAGAATATTTGTAATACCCAAGCAAGTCCTAGTATTACCTTGTGATATTGATAGTAATGGTCTTGTAGATTAACACTTTTATTATCGTGATTATATGGTATACTTACTTCTGCTATAAGAAACATAAGCATTGGAACTGCAAGAAATAATATGTATGTGAATAGATTCCAGTTGCTATCAGGATAGAAGTTTACATCTTGAAGTGGTGTTGCTGTCCACCAGAATAGTATCATCGTGAATATTGTTATAAAGCAGAACAATGTATGTGGCCAGTAAAAAGTGACCTTCTCATTATTAGTGCTGTTATTGATTGCTATTAAACTTGTTATGCTTGTCATCATACGTACAAATGCAAAGCCAAGAATTAGAAACGCAACAGTTGATAAATGTGCAAAAACTATTTTTCTTCTCCTGTATAGTATATATCCTTTCTGTTCATAAGACGTTCATTTTAAAAAAGATATATATTATTAGTACATTTATTGTACTGTGGACCGCGGTCGTTAGACAACCGGCACGTAACTTCTAACTTGGAGACATACGATGCAATGGAACACTCCACAAATCGTAGAGGTATGTATTGGATTAGAAATTAATTCTTATGCCTGTGCTGAAATATAGGTTGACATTATAATACATTGATAGTATTATTATAATATTAACTCGGAGCCAACCCACAATAGGGAAGGCTCCTTTTTTTATGAAAGGCGTATAAAATGAAACTTTATAGTTTAGAATTAGTTATATTCGGCTGGTTAGCATATAATATATTTGTAGAGATACACGACTGGTTAGCTGAATCCTTTGACGGTCAAGACAATGAACAAGTTGTTGTCGCACCTAAACCTGTAGCACCTTTTCCAAATGTTAAGTAAATTTATTGTTATCGTTTGGTTATCATATAACTACGAGAACCCTGTTATAATAGGTTCAGTAGAAGATTGTGATACAGGAAAAAAAATAGCAGAGCAACTACAACCTAATCATAAGGCCTTTGGTTGCTTTACTGAAGAACATTGGAACAAACAAAAGTTTGCTATTCTGAATTGGTAAGACTTGCAGGTAACTGGGGGATTTGTACTTTACGTTTCCAAAAGATTTTAGGATCATTAGTTTGACAAGTAACTTTAACTAGTCCTTGCATTTCTTTTTCTAAAGTTGGAATAAAATTCTCTTGTGCAAATACTTTACGTTCTTCGCACTTTTCAAATGACTCATACTTCATGCTCGACCATCCATCTGGTTGAGCAAAGTCACCCGGGGTCCAAACGCCATTAATCAAGAAATAAAATACCAACCAAACATTCACTACTGAACCTCTTGTGGTTAAAAGTTAAATATTATCTTTGTTAGGTACTATTGAGCTATTCCCAAATAAATCTACCGCTTTCCAAGATGAGTAAATTTTCCATCCTGCTACTTTAGGATCTGCATCAAGCATAGCTAAATGAAAAACTCTATCTGAGGCTTTCTTTGCTCTTGCTATTAAGTCTGCATCTTCTTTATCTTTAAGTTTCCAACGATACTGTCTTATTGTTTTATATAATAAGTCATGTATAATTGCCGCTCTTGCTACGTCAAATGGAGCAATAAAGGCCCACATAGCTCTTGGCACAGAAGCTAAATCTGTAACAAAACCTGTTTTAACTGTAATAGTTTCAGTTTTATTAGTTTCACGTTTAACTTTAACACCAACATCTTGTAGTGATTTGATTTCGTCTACTGTAAGGTCCTTTGTAGTGTATGACAAGTCACGACCTAACACCCATTTTCTAGGCGGATTGAACTCTGCCATAATTTTATTATTAAATTTTCCCATATACTCTTGCCCCCTTTGTGCAAGTATATTTATCTGCACACATAATATTTTTCAAGAGGTAATATAACTTAAAGTTATATGGAGTTACCGGGCGGAATCGAACCACCGTACAAGGATTTGCAATCCTCTACATAACCACTCTGTCACGGTAACATTGGTAGCAGAGGCAGGATTCGAACCTGCGACCCCCGGCTTATGAGTCCGGTGCTCTAACCACCTGAGCTACTCTGCCAAAGGATATGGAGCGGGTGAGGGGAATCGAACCCCTATCATCAGCTTGGAAGGCTGTCATAATACCATTATACTACACCCGCTTTTAGGTCTAATACTACTTATATTACTATATACTAGTAGCTACGTCAACCGGTTTGTTAGTTATTTTTATTTTGATAACACTAAATACAGTATAAGGAACGAAAAGCCATGAGAAAACGTACAAGATCAATACTAGAAGAATTGAATAGCATTCATAGAACTACCAATAATGATGCTCTTATTCAATCTACTGGAAATAACATTATTGAAAGTGCTATTAACTTATTAAATAGGATCACTGAGAGCTATGATCCAGAAACTGCACAAGAGATTGAAAGACGTTTTATCAATAGTATTAGAAGTGGCGATCCTCGTAAATTTAAACGTGGTATAGACAAAATAATTGAATCTAAACAAAAGGACGAGGGCGATGCAGATACTCAATGAGGGCGGTAACGTATTTAAAGGACCAGATGGTGCTGAGGCAACTCAACGAATAAACCAAGCTGATGTAGAGCCTACACTTAAATGGCTTGAAAAAATCACAGGAATTAATCACGTAGACTTTATGCTAGGTTCAACTGGTATTAAACCTACTAGTGGTGATTTAGACGTTGCAGTAGATAAAGAGAAAGTAAACAAAGACGCTCTTGTAGGAAAGTTAAAAGCCTGGAAAGATAAGAACGCACCTAAAGATGATGATAGAGCCTGGATAGCAAAGTCAGGTATTAGTGTACACTTTAAAACACCTATCAACGGAGATGCTAAGAATGGCTTTGTACAAACAGATTTAATGTTTGGTGATCCTAAATTTATGCAGTTTGCTTTACGTGGTGCGGCTGACAGTGAATTTAAAGGACAACACAGAATGATTATGATAGCCTCTGTTGCAAAAGCACAAGGTTACAAATGGTCACCAACAAACGGATTAGTAGATAGAATTACTAACGAGCCTGTAACTAAAGATCCAAACGAAGTAGCTAAAATTTTATTAGGTGACAATGCAAGTGCTGATGATATGAGAAGTGTTGAAACTATTAATGCAAAAATTAAAACAGATCCTAACTATGAAAACCTAGTTAAAGATGCTAAAGACTACTTTGAAAAAGATGGATTGAAGTTACCGTAATGAGATTATACGAATTTAGAAAAGCAGTATTTGAAGATGCTCGTATACAACACGCCGAAGACGTTATCTTTTGGGAAGGTAGTGCAGGTGCAAAACGTGTTATTGATTCAATCATTGGATTAACAAAAGGTAACACACAATCACTTACAGTTAAATGGGACGGCTCTCCAGCAGTTATATTTGGAAGAGACGATGAAGGAAGATTTGTATTTACAGACAAGTCAGGTTTTGTTGCAAAAGGTTATGATGGCCGTGCAACTAATGGAGATGACTTAGAAGCATTATTATTAAACAGAGGAAAAGGATCTGAGAAGTCAGATGATTACAAAGCATTTGCAGGTAATATGAAATCTGTGTTTCCTGTGTTTGAAAAGGCAATACCAGAAGACTTTAGAGGCTACTTCAAAGGCGACTTATTATTTTTTAACACACCTGATTTAAGTAACGGAGCATATACCTTTAAACCAAATATAGTTTCCTATACAGTTGTAGCCGACAGTGACATAGGAAAACGTATTCAAGTAAGTAAAGCTGGGGTTGTGATTCATAGAATAGTTGACCCAGATGGTAGTGAAAAACCTTTAACCGATTATGATATATTCCAAGGTAAACAATTATTAGTTTTACCGCCAGTCACTGTACAAGAGCCACCACAAGTAGATATGAGTGGCATAAACAAAATTAGTGCAATCGTTACAAAGAATGCAAGTGCAATAGATTCATTACTTAACAAAGAACAATTAAGAAGTATGAAGATGACAGACTTCTCAAATGTTTTATATCAATATGTAAATAGTAAAACAGATACAGGATTAGACAACTTAGGCAAAGACTTTATGCAATGGTTACAGAACTCGGCAGTTTCGGCTCCGAAGAAAGCTAAGATGACTGAGTATGTTAAAACGAACATAAGAGCCTTTGGTGCTCTATGGCAAGTAGTTGAAGGTATAATGAAAACTAAAAATAATATTATTGCTCAACTAGAAAATCAACCTGCTGATGTTAAAGCATCAATAGGAAGTAAACCAGGTGGGGAAGGCTATGTACTGGCTCACCCAGATGGTGATATTAAATTTGTTAATCGTGCTGGCTTTAGTGCGGCTAACAGAGCAGTACAACGATAGGAGATAAAAATGAAAGCAACTGATTTTATTAAAGAGATCAAAGCTGATGACTTAGATCAAGATGCTATTGATTCTTTAAAGAAACAAATAGATCCTGCTGATAAAGATGATGGGGATTTAGATAAAGGATATAGTGATAAGCACGTATCGATGATTAACCAAGTTCACAAAGTGATAGACTCACAAGGAAATCCTAACCCAGTTAAAAGTGTTTCAACTGAAGACGGTGGTAAGTTTCCAATAACTGGTTGGCAGGCTAAAATGATCGCGGCTATGTTAACTTCGAACTATAATCAAGACCAGAAAAGAAAGTTTACAGATGATGTAAACAAAAAGAAAGAAGTACTAGGTGCTTTATTAGGTGCAAAAACACCTGAAGACATGAAAGCAAAGTTCTTTGATATGTATAGTCCTAAAGAGCAACCAAAAAGCTCATATGAAGGACAATATCAAGCTAAACTTGTATAAGGAGTAAGTTAAGTGGAACTAGAGTTCTTATCAGAGCTATACGAAGCTAGAATGACCCGTAACTCGGGCGATACAGCAAAGTTAACCTATAACGATTGCTGTGAAAGACTATACTTGTCTTTATTAGTTCTTGAGCTTCTGAGCAAATATCCAAAGTATGTACCATATGCGAGAGCTTATGCAAAGAAAACTAAAGATACAAATTATGCACGTTTTCAAATGCATGGTACTGACTTACATAACTTCATTTACTTTGTAAATGGAGATGATGAAGCTCTATTAAAACTTAAAGATCCTGATAGTGCTAGAATGATAGCACGTAGAACTACACTACCAAAAATGAATATCAATAGATACTTAACAACACTATCAAGTGGAATGGTATCTAGACCTAGTGAAACATTTATGAGTATAGAAACTGCATTAAATATCTCCAATGCAGACTATAAAGCCACTCGTAGATACCTAGGCAACTTTGATAGACTATCAACAATGGAAAAGAAAAAAGTAGCAACTAGATTAGCACTTGCTACTAGAGCCAAACTTAGAAGTAGTGATATAATTATCTACCTAGAAGAACTTGTTGCTGAAAGAGATTTAGAAACAGCAACAGTTAAAGACAACGAGCCAACAGTATCAAGTCCAGACATAGGAGTAACAGGACAAGAACTATCTATGTATAGATTTTTAGTTGGTGCAAGGAATTTAGTAGGTACTAAAAAGTTTTTAGAACTTGCAAAAGACGGCAAAAGTATTCCAAGTACATTTGTTAAACAATACCTACCTGCAATACTAATAATAGATAATATAGTAAAAGCAGGGCCAGGATACGTTCAAATGCTACGATCCCTAGAAAATCGAGCTAAAAAAAGACGTTAATCCACACTTTATTTCCAAATCTTATAAATACTAGTAACATCATACAAGAGAAAAGTATGTTGGTCATTAGAAAATAGGAGAAATAAAATGGCTGGAATAACAAGAGTAAACGGATTCGGCAACTACGTTGTTGGATCATACAGAACAAGTGCTAACATCGGCGCTTTCTTACTAACAGTACAAAACGCATCTAACTCTGCACAAGATATCAGAGCTGAAGACGACGCGGCTAACGAAACAGTTGAAGCAATCGCAATGGCTTGTAACACATTAGGAATGTCAGTAACTGACTCTAATGCTGGAACGGCTACATTGTTAGTTGATTCATCTCAGTGGGACGCGGCTTCTTTACAAGCGGCTGTTAGACACTTAGGAACTACTGTAGGACCAAACAACATCGACGTTACTGGTTCAGACGTAGTTGCGGCTTCTACTTTAACTGCGGCGTAATCCATAGTTAATTAGAAACGTTAATTAAGTTAACAAATACACTAAAGGGCGGTTCATTATTTGTTCCGCCCTTTTTTTATGACTATAAGTATGAGTATGAACTTTGAGATTGCTACATTAATAGATATAACTCAAACAGGACAAACCAAATTTAGAAGTGAAGATAGGAAAGCTATCAACCAACAAGCAAATTGGAACACTTTCTTACAAGTTGTAGGCCTGAGAGCAAACCCATACTTTGACGCTTCACCAAAATGTGTTGAAGACGTTGATATTACTAATGGCGAGTTTGGCAGTGAATATACAGGTAAACAAAGACTGTGGTATTTCACATTTACTATTGAACAAATAGGTGCTTTAAGTGTAGAAGCTCTTAAAGATGACTTTGATTTAGTGCCAGTAATTGCTGGTCTTACAGAGTCTATTACGATAAATAATAATGCGTTTAGAACTAAAGATGATGCAACAAGAAATATCATTTTTAAGTTAGTAGATAACGAAACGTAGGTATTAAATAAATATTAATACAAAGGCACAAGGCAAACATTACATCTATTTTAGGCGATTAGAATATAGGCCCCTTCCACGATAATTAACGGAATGGAGAGTGTAAGATGGCAAGAGCCACAACTTTAGAACGAGAAAACTTAGAAGCACACGTTGATTTGTGCGAACAAAGATATAATAATTTAGAACTTCGTCTCTCTAAAATAGAGACTAAAGTAGAGCATATCCACGCCGATATTACAAACGGAAATAAATCAATGGTAAAAGTTATAATAGGTGCAACAGGCACTATTATAGCTGGACTACTTTCAACTTTAGTAGTCGTACTAATGAATATGTAATATAATTTACCACCCTTCCTAAAACAAAACAAACACCCAAAACAAACATAAATACGTATATGCTAGTACGTGAGATATACGAACCAATAGATGAAAAACAAATCTGGGCTCGATCTGGTAAAAAGGTCGTTCGTAAGTACCGTTGTACTGTAGGTAGACGTAAAGGACGTATTGTTAAACAGATGTCACAATGCTTTGCGGCTCCTAATATGAAGGCACGACTAACATTAAAAAGAACTAGAGCCAGAATAGGTGCTCGTATGATGAGGAAGGCTAGACGTACAAAACGTACTAACCCAGCTTCACGTAGAGTACAAGCATTGAATAAAGCCGGAAGAAGATAATGAAGATCAACGAGATTATGACTGAATCTATCAAAGAAGGTGTTATTCAAATCTGGGGAAGAAATAAAGGTAAAATGGTTCGTAAGTACAGATGTACAAGTGGATCACGTAAGGGCAGAATTGTAGCACAACCGTCAACCTGTAACGCACAGAAGAGAGTTGGAAGTGCTATAAATATAAAGAGAGCTAAGGCACGTAAGGCTAGTGTAATGAAAGTTAAGACTGCACGTATTAAAAGAGCAGGAGCATTAACTAAACGACTTACAAAAGCTAACAAGCCACAAACACAGAAGAAATATAAAAGAGCTCCAACAAGAAGAAAGAAATTTAGAACTGGAAGAAAAATACCGAGAAGAAAATAATGAGAGCTAAAGAATTTACATCACCTATCAAAGAACAAGAGATTGTTGAAGTAGTACCTGCAATAGGAGCCGTTGCTGGCCGTGTTGGTGCGAAGATGGGATCAGCGGCGGCAAAAGCTGGCGTTAAGATGGGAGCTCAATTAGGTAAGATCGGTGCCAACGCCGCAAAAGGCATAGGCGCAAAGGCAGTGAAAGCCGTAAAACAAGCACAAAGCAAAGTTTCACAAGCTATACTTAAAAAAGGTAAACAAATAGCAATACCCACTCAAGGGGGAAAAGAAACTGAATTCGATATAGATGATGTTAAAGGAGATCAAGTAACATTGAAAAATCCAGAGGCCAAACCAGGAGAGCCTCAAGCATTTGTATATAATAGAAAAGAACTAGATTCAATAGTCAAAAAGAAAGCAGACCAAGCCGTAGGAACTAATCCAATGGCAGGTAAGGTAGTCTAATGAAAATAAATGATCTAGTTGGAGAATTCACCGTTCAAACAAGTAACGAAGAAAAAGAAGTACTAGCAAAAGTACAAAATCCGTTACCAATGAACAGTTTCCCTGAAAGAGAACAATTCGTTATCGAAGGACTTATTAGAAAAGCTCTAATAACTAAAGTTAATCGTAATGGAATGATTGTGGTAGTTGCTAATGAACCCGACTAAACTTAAAGCAGACTTAGACGACATAATGGAAAGTGGACTCAAGAGAGTTCATATGCCATACGTAAAAGGTAAAGGTAAGTCAGTACGCATAAAGAATACGATATTTAGAGAATCCAAAAAAGAAGGTGGATTCATACTATTTGATGTTAAGACACATAAAAGAATTGCTACAACCTTTAGTAAACGTGGAGCAATAGCATACTCTAAAGCAAGAGCTAGAAATAACCCAAATCTAGAAGTAGAGGTGCTTAGATTGGATCAAAACCTGGGTAAACACTATATGGACAGTATTTTCCATAAGCATACTATAGAGTCTACAGACGATGAATTCCGTAGAGAAGCCGCGGAAATGCGGTTTGAACTAGCTAAAGACCATACTTGGGATTATATTTGCCAATTAGACGAGTATGTATTCGACGATTGATGATAAATAACTATAACAGTTAGGAACAAGAGATATGAAAATAACAGAACTTAAAATTGTATCAGCTAAAGACTTAAATGAGTCACTAGCAAAAACATTCGGAACAAAGTTACGTTTAGATGATTTTACTAATGAACAGCTAGAAGATGCACGTAATAGATTACGTACACAGCTATCAGCAGTTGAAACTAATGAAAGTTTTGATACTGTACATACTAGCGATGCTTACCAAAAAGGCAGAATGTTCCTAGACGTTATTAATCAAGAAATTGCAGAAAGATCAAAAGCAAAACCAGACTTTATTGACGCTGACAAAGATGGCGACAAAAAAGAACCAATGAAAAAAGCAATCAAAGACAAAGAAGCTAAAGAAGAAGTAAAAGAAGGTGCTGAAGAAGAAGCTACTTTGGTTATGGCGGCTAAAGACATGGTTGACAGAATTACAGGCTGGATGGAAGACACAGCAGAAATGCAAACTGAATCAATGCTAGAATTAGGCGATAAGATCAGAGACGAACTTGGTTCTGAAAAGAGCGAAGAATTCATTAATACTGTAAAACCAGCATTAGAAAATCTATATACAGTTTTTGAAACTACAAGAGAAGCAATGACAGGTGGCGTAGCTATCGTAACAGGCGAAGGCGCTCCGGCAACTATGGGAACAGACCCTGAGGCTCCTGCAGAGGATCCAGTTGCAGATATGGAACCAACAGTTGATGCGGACGCAGGTGCTGAACAAGAACCAGTAGCAGATGAATTCGGAGCAAGTGAACCAGCAACAGGCGGTGAAGAAGTTGCAGATAGAGAAAAACGTGAATCTGTACAAAGAAGCAGACGCTTAGGCCAAATGCTTACTGACTCAAAAAAAAAGACTAACGAAACTTCAAAAAAAAAGACTTCAGTAAAGTAACTGAGGCAACAAATTCCAAAGACGCACTCGTTCAAATTTTTAGAAACACTATAGGTAGTGCTGATTCTCAAGATCAGCCTGCCTATCTTTCATTCGAAGCACTTAACCAATTAATGCAAAATATGGATATGCAACAGTTTGACTATGATGGATTCAAACAAATATATGATGCCAATCCAGAATTAGCAAATCTAGTAAAGAACTTTGATGAAAAAGGTGTTAGCCTTTCTACTAAAAAAGAAGCTGATGCTGATGCACCAGTCCAAAGTAATGCTCCCGACCAAGTAGACCAAATGGCGAAACGAGCAACCAACGCCAATCTTTAATTGACATTTTAGTTTTTTTGTTATATACTATTAGGTAATGAGGTATAACAATGAGCGAAGTAAAGATCGTTCCAAACCTAGTTTGGAAATATAATTACACACCCGGATTCGATGTAGACTCATTTTTAGATTACCAATCTAAAGAAGCGGAGTTTCATCAAACAGAAGCAGATGGTGGCAAGTCAACTGCTGGCCATCCTAACCCACCTCATATGTGGGAGTGCAATCAAGAATTTATGACTTGGTTACGACCCAAGATAGAAATTTGTTTACGTGAATGGGACGTTCAGTATACAGACGTTGTCGCTACGGGTAGTTGGACTAACATACATAATATCAATGCTCATACATTACCTCATGATCATGGTTCAACTAACGTAGTGGTTTCGGCTTATGTACAAGTTCCAGAAGATAGTGGTAACTTAATGTTCGAACAATTAATGAGAACTAACTGGACACACTACTCACGTATACCTGAGAAAACAATACATGACTACTGGAAAGAAGTTAATGTAAATACAAATGACGTGTTACTTTTCCCTGGCTGGTTAACACACAAAACACAGGCAAGTAAAAATAACGGAGATAGAATAACCTTTACTATCAATTGCGATGGTAGAGACAGAAGTAATATAGTATTATGATAGTAGATAGATCAAAAGAAGAAATAATAAAAGAGATAGAACAAGTAGTAGAATCTAAAATTAAACCAGCAGTGGCAGGGCATGGAGGAGTAATAGAACTACAAAACTTTAATGAGGAAACCGGAATAGCGACTATGTTGTTAAGTGGTGCTTGTTCAGGCTGTGCTAGTAGTACAGTAACATTAAAACTTGGCGTAGAGAATATGCTTAAACATTATATCCCAGAAGTAAAAGGAGTTGAAGGTATGGACGATCCTAACTTTAATGATCCTTATTATACAAGTTGGGAACACCCCTGGGTAGATGAAAGGCGGGAAGATGGCGACGGAAAAGACTGAACACATAGCACCTGAGAATTTTGCAAATAGAAATCCTAATTCAAATACGGAATTTCATAGTGCAATGAATCAATGGATTATAGATACGAAATGTCCTTTTTATGATGAGTTCTTAACATTATTTGAGAACGAAGAATTTAGAGGAGAAGACGAAGCTAGAATTAAAACTACATTTAGAGGATATCAATATGATGTAACTCCTAAAAACTTACCAGAGTGGGGAGGTAGTGTAGTACGTTCAGATAAAATGAATCCAGACACGCCAGAGCAAAAAGGCTTTCCTAGTTCACAAACATTAAACGAAACAGAATTTGATATTAATAAAGATAACAAAGGATCAAACTTTCCACCAATAGATCAAAGTAAGTTTGATAAACTTAATTGGGATAAGTTACTTGACTGGGTAATGAAACAGATTAGAAAAAATAGAATTCCAGTAAAAAATATTAAAGTTAGTAAGTGTTGGTGTGTTGATTATGATGACGGAGGTTATCAAGCAATACACAATCATGGTCCACTATGTATTAGTATGGTAATGGCCATGGACGCACAACCTACAACAGGTACTAACGAACAATCAGCAGACAATGGTATGTTATATACATTAATGCCTAACCCAGATGGAACACAGGTAATGACACAGTTTGGACCTTATCCGGGTAGAACAGTTATTATGGACGGCAGGGTATGGCATGGTGTTTATCCTGCAAAGAAACCACGTAGAACATTTGTTGTTGACTTTGACTTTGAATACTTTGCACCAGATGAAACACTTCCTGGTATGGTACATACACTAGACCCTGACAGGCACGACTGGATGAAAGATGGACAATAATTACTTTGCTTCTGGACAGTTTTTAATAGAAACTGAATACGAACATTACGACACTATGCACAAGGTAATGTTAAACTCCTTCACAGAAACAACAGAGTATCCAGACAGAACACAAAACAGTATAGACTTAAATTCTATATCACTTGATTATGTTATGTGGGTCTTAAAGAAAATACAAGCATTAAATATTCCAATAGAACATATTGAACCAGACCAGTCTTGGTATATTACATATAACCCATATGGTTATCAAGGCATACACAATCACACTAACAAAACAAATTTAATTAGTACAGTTATGTATTTTGATAATAAAGAAGAAGAAGATATGTTTACACAAGACGGATGTCTTGTTACAATGTTGGCACACCCTAATACACAAATTGAATTTCATGAGTTTCCACCTAGTCCAGGAAAGACTATTATTATGAACGGAAATGTTAATCATGCAACTTATCCTTACAAGCACAAAAGACGTTGTCTTGTAATTAATTTTAAAGCAAAATGGAGCGAGGCTAATGAGTCTAATCAAAAAGAAGTTTGACTATAAAGAGTTAAAGAGAGAATCCGTAGACGGAAAAAGGCTTTATGCTTGTCCCGATGGAAATAAGGTTGCAAGTGTAACAACTATATTAAGCAAAACTAAAGATATGACAGCTATTAATAACTGGCGTAAAAGAGTAGGTGAAGCAAAAGCACAAGAGATTGTTACAGAAGCCGCAAGTGTTGGTACTCGTATGCACAAATTCTTAGAAGATTATATTGACACAGGAGAATGGCCTAAAGCAGGTAGTAATCCTTTTAGTCAACAAGCAAATAGTATGGCTAGTGTTATTAAAGATAACGCAGTAGCTAATATTAACGAAATATGGGGTTCTGAGGTAGCATTATACCACCCGAAGATTTATGCCGGTACTACAGACCTCGTAGGCGTGTTTAACGGCGTGGAATGTATCATGGACTTTAAACAAACAAACAAGCCTAAAAAAGAAGAATGGGTAGATGACTATAAATTACAGTTAGCCGCCTATGCCTTAGCCCACAATGAAGTATATGGTACTAAAATACAAGAAGGCCACGTTTTTATGTGTTCTCGTGATGGACAGTATCAGCAATTTGACCTATGGCCAGACGATTTTAAACATTGGGAGTCAAAATGGTGGGATCGTGTGTATATGTACTATGACCGTTTCGCATAAATACAATGTATAAGGAGCAAGTAAGTGGCGATAGTACAAATTTCAAGAATACAAGTACGTAGAGGTCAAAAGAACGTTGGATCAGGCGTACCACAATTAGCAGGTGGTGAGTTTGGTTGGGCAGTTGATACTAGAGAACTTTACATAGGTAACGGATCTGTTTCAGAAGGATCTCCAGCAGTTGGTAATACAAAAGTACTAACTCAGCATGATAACTTATTCAGCTTCGCAGATCAATATACATATCAAAAAGAAATTACTACAATGCAAACAGGCGCAACTGCTATGTTGCCTGTTACAAGAACACTACAAGAACGTTTAGACGAAGAAGTAAGTGTTAAATCTTATGGTGCTACAGGTGATGGATCAGATCAAACAGTAGTATTACAAAGAGCTATTGATCAATTATATCTTAATACTGCAACTAAAGGCTCAACTGCAAGTAGAGTAACATTAACTATACCAGCAGGTGAATACTTATTAAGTGCAAGTTTGAAACTTCCACCTTACGCAACATTAGTTGGTGCAGGAAAAGATAAAGTAAAAATTACACAAGGTGGCAACGTTCCTATATTTGAAACTGTTAACTCAGGATCAACACCAGGAAGTTATGCACAAGACAGTTCAAGTACAACGTTAACTCAAGCACAAAAGATTTTGTTAAAGGGTATGACTTTAGTACAAAATACTACAAACACAGGTATATTACTAACTTCATGTAAAGAAAGTACATTCGAAGATTTAGAAATACAAGGAACTTGGGCAAGTGGCGGAGTACCAGGAGCAAACCAAATTGGTATTAAAATGGTTAGTTTGTCAACTGCTGTTTCTTGTAATAGAAATACATTTAAAAATATTAAATTTAAAAGCAATGGTTACGGAGTACGTTCAGATTACGACGTAGTAGAAAACGTTTTTGACAAGTGTGAGTTCGATACGTTAAGATACGGAATTGCTTGGGGTGAGTCTACAAACATAGGTCAAACAGGAATGGCGACTGGACCGCAACGTAACGTAGTTACAACGAGTGAATTCCACGACATAGATAGACAAGCTCTTTGGGTACATAAAGGAAACTTTAATACTTCACACAATAATAGATATATAGGTGTTGGAAACAATGGTGGTAACGAAGGTAATGCTACTTACAGTATTATTAAATTTACAGATGGTACTGCTCTTTCTAACTCATCTACTGCTGATTGGTTTGACAGAACATCTAGTTTAAGTTATGATCAAAACTTTATGTCAGGATATGCTTATGTTCCAGAAGTAGAAGGACCAGGCGTATTTGATAACGAATTTAGTTACAGATTTCCTGTAACACAACAAAATACTGCAACAAGAGTTTTAAGAGTACCAGGTTACTCTACTAGAGGTGTTGTAGTTGACTACATTTACAAAAGTTCATTAGTTAATGCAGTTAGAGAAGGTACACTAGATATTGTATGTAACCTTGCAGACAATACAACAAAGATTACAGATGACTTTACATACTCAGGTGCATCAACTTACGAATTAAATTTAACATTTAGTTGTGAATTAACAGACGAAGACTCCAATGGAGCAAGAGACACAGTAGTTATATCAATGAAGAACACGACTACAAGTGACACAGGCGATATATTATTCAAAGTAAGATACAAAACTTAATATGCCAAATGACAATTACGAGGTTAAACTCGTTAACTGGACTAAATTTAGAGAACAACTAGAGGTAAGTCTCAACCCATATCAAGATGTTGTAGACTATTACAACAAATTACCCCGTTCAAAGTTAAGTGTTGACCCATGGGACCAAGCTACTTGGCCTACTCCTTGGGAACTACTTGCTCAAAACAGCATTTGCGACTTGACAAATAGCCTCGGAGTATGTTACACTTTACAATTAACTAATAGGTTTTCTCGAAGCAATTTCGAGATACATATTGTTAGAGACCACGATAATGAGGAGTATTGTTATCCTGTTTGTATCGAAAATAATATTTTGTGCTACAACTACAATGAGGTTGTTCAAAAGACTGAATTACCCACAAACTTTGTTTCACAACGCATTTATAAGATGCCCTGGCTACAATAAATACATTATCAATTAGGAATTAAATTTTAACTAGGAGCACGTAGAATGTCAAATGGCGTTGGTATACAAATCAAAAAACGCGATGGTTCAGTAGAACCCCTAGACATTAATAAAATTCATTTTGTTGTTGAAGAAGCCACCGAAGGGCTAACAGGAACAAGTGCCTCACAAATTGAAATGACGGCTAATATTCAATTTTATGATGGAATGTCTACAGAAGAAATACAAGAGATACTTATTAAGTCTGCTAACGATCTGATTACGTTGGAAAATCCCAACTATCAATACGCCGCGGCAAGATTATTACTTTACCCTATCTATAAAGAAACGTTTGGTCAGTACAATCCGATTTCATTACTTAAAATTATAGATAGAAATATAAAAGGCGGAGTCTACGACGAGTCTATTAAAGAAAAATATACTGAAACAGAATTAAAACAACTCAACAAATACATCAAACATAATAGAGATGAAAACTTTACCTATGCAGGGCTAAGACAAATTGTTGACAAGTACCTTGTACAAGACAGAAGTACAGGAGAAATATACGAATCACCACAAGTTATGTATATGATGATAGCGGCGACATTATTTGCTGACTATCCTAAAGAAACACGTATGCAATATGTAAGGAGATATTATGATGCGACCTCACTTTTTAAAATCAATATCCCGACGCCAATCATGGCCGGTGTACGTACTCCTCTTAGACAGTTTGCTTCATGTGTTCTTGTTGATACTGATGACACCCTTGATTCTATTTTTTCGAGTGATATGGCCATTGGTAGATACACGGCACAAAGAGCAGGGATAGGAATTAATGCAGGACGTATTAGAGCTATCAATTCTAAGATACGAGGTGGTGAGGTAGCACACACTGGCTTGATTCCGTTTCTAAAAAAATTCGAGTCAACTGTAAGATGTTGTACGCAGAATGGAGTACGTGGTGGTAACGCAACTACTCACTTCCCTTTATGGCATTATGAAATAGATGATATCCTTGTACTAAAAAATAATAAAGGTACAGAGGATAACAGAGTACGTAGATTAGATTATTCAATTCAACTGAATAAATTAATGTACGAAAGGCTCTTACAAGACGCCGACATAACTCTTTTCTCACCACACGATGTACCAGATTTATATGAGGCTTTCTATGCCGACCAAAAGTTGTTTGAAGAATTATATGTAAAATATGAACGTAAAACTTCTTTGAGGAAACGTAAGATTAAAGCAATGGAATTGTTTTCTGCTCTAATCAAGGAGAGAGCTGAAACAGGACGTATCTATTTAATGAACGTTGATCATTCTAATACACACAGTTCATTTAAAGACACAGTATATATGAGTAACTTATGTCAAGAGATTACACTTCCTACTAAACCTTTACAACACATTGATGACCCAGAAGGAGAAATTGCATTATGTATTCTTTCTGCTATTAATGTTGGAACACTAAAAGACTTAGATGAGTTACAAGACTTATGTGGTTTGGCAGTAAGAGCTTTAGACGAAGTTATTGATTATCAGAAGTATCCAGTGAAAGCCGCAGAGGTTAGTACTAAAGCTAGACGTTCACTAGGAGTAGGATACATTGGACTTGCACATTATCTAGCAAAACAAGGTTGTAAGTATTCAGATAAGAAAGCACTTACTAAAGTACACGAACTATCTGAAGCATTTCAATATTATTTGTTAGTAGCAAGTAACGAATTAGCAAAAGAAAAAGGAAAATGTGAGTACTTTGATCGCACTAAATATAGTGATGGCATTATGCCGATTGACACATATAAAAAGGAGTTGGACGAAGTATGTTCAATAACATTAAAATATGATTGGGATTCTCTTCGCAAGGACATATCAGCCCATGGTCTACGGCACAGCACATTGTCCGCACAAATGCCTTCGGAGAGCAGTTCCATTGTGTCGAACGCCACAAACGGAATCGAACCACCTAGAGGATTCTTGTCCGTTAAAAAGAGTAAAAAAGGGCCTCTTAAGCAGATTGTTCCGCAGTATACTACATTAAAAAATAATTACACTTTGTTATGGGATATGCCTAGTAACGAAGGCTACATAAATATCGTAGCAGTAATGCAGAAGTTCTTTGATCAAGCCATTAGTGGTAATTGGTCATATAACCCAACTCACTTTGAGAACAATGAAGTTCCAATGAGTGTTATGTTACAAGATATGTTAACAACTTACAAGTATGGTTGGAAAACATCTTACTATCAAAACACTTACGATTTCAAGTCTGATCCAAGTGAAGAGGAAATTAAAACGGAGACTACAAATTCTTTTGAACCACAAGTTGGACTTCCAGATGGTAAACCACTAGAAGATGAAGAAGAAGTATGTGACAGTTGTGCTATATAGGAAGGATCAATAAGTGGCAAAAACAGTATTTAACAGAGAAAAAGTAGACTTTACAAAGAGCACCATGTTCTTTGGACCCGATCAGAATACACAAAGGTATGATGTATTCAAATTTCCAGTATTTGATAAATTAAATCAAACAATGCTAGGTTACTTTTGGAGACCTGAAGAGGTTTCATTACAAAAGGATAGAAGCGATTATGCAAATTTTCGTCCTGAGCAAAAACACATCTTCACGGCAAATCTAAAATACCAAACACTATTAGATAGTGTACAAGGTAGAGGACCATGTTTAGCTTTCTTACCACACGTAAGTATACCTGAACTAGAAGGTTGTATTGTTACTTGGGATTTCTTTGAAACTATACACAGTCGTTCTTATACACACATTATGAAGAACGTATATGCTGACCCTAGTGAAGTATTAGATACTATATTAGAAGATGATAAAATTATTGAACGTGCAATTAGTGTTACTAAAAACTATGATGCGTTCACAGAAGCCGCGGATAAGTTTATACACTTAAAGAAAGGCACAATGAGAGATGTTAAGAAGAAGTTGTTCTTAGCGATGATGAACGTAAACATCTTAGAAGGATTACGTTTTTATGTTTCTTTTGCTTGTACCTTTGCATTTGGTGAACTAAAACTTATGGAAGGTTCTGCAAAGATTGTTAGTTTAATAGCTAGAGATGAAAGTCAACACCTTGCATTAAGTTCACACATAATTAAGAACTGGATGCGTGGTGAAGACGATAAAGAAATGGCCTCTATTGCAAAAGAGTGTGAAGCTGAAGTTTATGAAATGTGGAAGACCTGCGTTGACGAAGAAAAGGCTTGGGCACATCATTTAATGAAAGATGGATCTATTATTGGTCTTAATGAAAAACTATTAGGAAACTATGTAGAATATATTGCTAACAGAAGACTTAAAGCATTAGGATACAAACCTATATTTGATACACCATCAACACAGAATCCTCTACCATGGACACAGCATTGGTTGAGTTCTTCAGGATTACAAGTAGCACCACAAGAAACAGAAGTTGAAAGTTATATTGTTGGTGGTATTAAACAAGATGTCAGTACTGACTCACTAAAAGGATTTAAACTATAATGGAAACTAAACAAGCTACACCTAGTACTACCGTTGTATATTCTAAACCTAATTGTCCTTCTTGTGTAAAAGCAAAGATGTTATTAGATAACAAGAAGATTCCTTATACTGAAAGTGTAATTGGAAAGGATATCCAAGTTGAAACTTTAATAAAAGAGTTTGAACTGAATAACTTACCTATGCCAAGAACTGCTCCGCAGATTATACTACACGGTAAGTATGTAGGAGGGTATGAACAATTAGTTGAGGTTATGGAAAATACAGGAATGAACCACAACCACTAGGAGAAATTATGTTAATTGAACCAGCATACAAAGTAGGAGATGTTATTACAATTAAACTTACATCAGGTGAAGAACTTGTAGGTAAGTTTGAAGCAGATGACGACAAGACTATTAAAGTAAACAAACCACTTACACTAGTTGCTAGTGAAAAAGGGATTGGCTTACAACAGTTTTTGTTTACTGCCGATATGGGTAAATCATATGTTATTAAACATCAAGCGATTACTTTAGTACACAAGACACGTTCAGAATTTGCAGACGCATATACCAAGCAGACAAGTAATATTGTACAAGCACCCGCTGGTATGGCAGATCTAGTTCGTAAATAAATACTTACATGACAATACCAATTCATAGAGATACAGACCCTCGAGTTTGTGGAGCAAGTACAAATGTTGCAGGACAAAGTACAGTTTTCGCAAATAACTTATTAGTAAGTGTAGATGGAGATCCAAATTCACATGGTGGAGGATCTTTAAGTGCTGGATCCAATAAAGTCTTTGCTGGAGGTATTGCAGTAGTAAATCACTCTCCAGATGGTGCAAGTCCAGACGCACTTTGTCCAATTCCCCCACATTGTGGTCCAGATACAGCAGGTGGATCACCAAATGTATTCGTTGGCGACTAGTATTTCGCCAATTACGGCACCTACAAGCCACAATTTAACGTAAATAACATAAAATAAAATAATTAATTAAGAACAAGGAGAATAATTATGTCAACTATTCATGAACAAATACTTTCTGAAATGGAAAGCTACGTAAAAGAGTCAGAATCATTCGATACTAAAAATGTAAAAGCCGCGGCGGCAAGAGCTCGTAAGGCTTTAGGTAACTTAGGTAAACTTTCTAAGGAACGTAGAAAAGAAATCCAAGAAAAGAAAAACTCTTTATAAGATTTTTGGTTTGCAATATAGGACTTCCTCGTTTGGGGTTAGTCCTATACTTGTGATAGGCACACAATAAAAATATCACTTAATTACATCAACAAATTAATAAATACTCTAGTAGGAAGTATTACAAAATCTACTAAACAATCTAAGGATAATAGACACAAACATGAGTGAGAGAATAGTTGGAAAACTGAAGTGGTTTGACGCTAAAAAGGGTTACGGGTTTATAACTCCAGATGATGGCGGACAAGACGTGTTCGTACATATATCTGCTTTTGAAGGTGCACAGATCACAAACATCTCGAACAAGATGCTATTAGAGTTTGAACTTGTTGATAACAGGGGAAGAATGATAGCAGGAAATCTTGTCCGCCCTGATAACTTCAATAGATAAATTTTAAATCGATTTAAAAGGCTTTGGAGTTCCGTCTGAGCCCATAATCATTTCGCCAGTATCTGCGAATGCTCCACACATACGACCATTTGATCCAGGTCCATAATATCTAACGGGTTTAACTTCAATCATCTCGCCATCACGTTTAGCTTCTCTTTTGTAATGAACGGACTTTGGCCCTCTTACTTTATGCCCAGCCATATTACTTTCCTATTTTTTTAGATCTGCCTATTGGTAACTTAATTGTTTTAGTTAACTCTTTACCTTTTTTGCCGACCCAGGATACAACTGTTGATGTAACCTTTGCACCGCCTTGGAATGACTTTACAGCCTTCTTCCAACCCATAGCAGTTACTTCTTTTATTTCTTCACCATCTGTGAATTTGAATATTCTATTTTTTGGCATTGTTTTTCCTTTGACATTAGTTATCTCTTTTCCTATAATAGTAGCATATTAAGGCTAAATATTACTGTAATTGATGACAGCAACGTATGTCACAAGAGCAGGACCCGGGTGCGATACCCGGCTACTCCACCATTTCAATACACCCCCTACGGGGTAGAAATAGGATCGACTGGCTTGTTAAGGTTGAACGAGATTACCGGGATGTAAGCTCCGTTAACGCGAACAAACGTTATAGATGCAAACGATAATGCACTAACCAACGTTACTTTCGTAGATTTTTCTGCGCCAGTAACTGCGGTAAATGAGGATTTTGCCCTAGCGGCATAATCACTCGGGGTTGGCAACGTACCTAGCAACAGAAACGTTGCGTCTATTTCTACATAGACAAAGCCTATAATACTTTTAGAATACTACAAATAAATATCTAGCTAGGTGAGAAGGAGTAAGTAGAATGCCACCACGCAATCATAGAAATTGGTTAGCAGAACCAAAAGTAGAATATATTAGTAGCGAGTGCTATAACAATCAAGACATACACGATAAAGAACAAGAACAAATCTTTAGTAAGGTTTGGATACCTATGTGTCATAAAAGTGAACTACCAAATGAGTTAGACTTTAGAACAACACAGATAGCAGGTGTTAATGTTCTTGTATATAATACAGGCAAAGGATTTAAAGCATATCGTAACTATGGTAATCAAACACCAGCAGGAACATTAGGAGCACCTATTGTAACTGTTGAACCACAGTTGCATTTGGAAGTAAAGCACGGAGGTATGATATGGGTAACATTAAACCCTGAACCTGATCAAACTGTAGAACAATGGACAGCAGGTGCATTTGATTGTATAGCTGATGCTATTGATACAGAGGAATTAGAAGTATTCCATTATCATAAAGCAATCATTCCTACTAACTATAAACTATGGCACGATACTAACAGTGAATTTTATCATGACTTTATGCACTACTTCAATCGTGTAACAGGATTTAATGATGAATACTTTGCTCGTAAGAATATTGCGTTCGATAACGGCCACGTTAATGTTAGTTCTTTTACTGTCAACTATACAGAGTTTGATAAGGAAGGTGATAGAGGAGAATTAAGTTTTCCTAACTTACCGCCCAATCAATGGTATATGGTTGACTTATTTCCTGGCTTTAACTTTAACCTACGTGGTAGTGCATATCGTTCAGATAGTGTAACTCCTTTAGGACCTAATAGTGTACTAATTGAATTTAGAGGATACGGACTAAAGAAAGATACACCAGAAGAAAGACAAACTCGTATTAGACACCATAATACTATTTGGGGACCTTTTGGTAGAAACTTACACGAAGACTTGTTAGGCGTTACAGGACAAGGTGCATCAATGGCTCCAGGTACTGAACGTAGAAACATTTTACATGGTAGACACGAGAATCATACTATACACGATGAAGTTGGTATGCGTCATTATTACGCCGAATGGGGTAAGTATTTAGAAGTTAATCCATCAAATCCATTATTAGGTTGACAAGCCATAGCAACTCTGCTATAATAGTTCTAGTAAGTTCAATTAGTATGGAGTGTGTGACATGACACCTATAGAAATTTGGTTGGGCGTTATAGTGGTAGGAGCCGTTATAAATGCAATAGATCCAAGTTTGCTTATAGTCTGTATATCAGGCTGTGGATAACTAATTAAACTATGGGGCACTAGCTCAGTTGGGAGAGCGCCTGATTTGCATTCAGGAGGTCGTGGGTTCGATTCCCTCGTGCTCCACCACTTAAAGTGGTCCCTTCGTCTATCGGTTAGGACAGCGGTTTTTCATACCGCAAAGAGGAGTTCGATTCTCCTAGGGACTACCACTAAAATAGTGGGGGTGTAGCTCAGTTGGTTAGAGCGTCCGCCTGTCACGCGGAAGGCCGAGGGTTCGAGTCCCTTCACTCCCGCCACGTTTTTTCGCCTAGATGATAAATACCTAGACAGAAGAAACACAGTCAAGTTTTTTTTTGACTTAAATTTTTTTTGACGTATAACTCAAAAAGGAAAAAGAAATGACGCAATTAATAAACCCGAGTAAATTTACGAAGACAGTTGGCCTTTTAAGGTCATTTTTTTTGAATAAAGGATTTGAAGAAGTACACACACAAAACAGATTAAGCATACTGGCGGCGTGTGAAGATCCTTTTAATGTAGCAACATACAATTATGCAGGACAAGTTTGGCCGTTACCGCAAACGGGCCAGATGTGGCTAGAATACGAATTACTTACACGCCCCTCTTCGAAGGGGTTTTTTTGTGTCTCCACTTCCTACAGACAAGAACCTAATGCAATACCAGGTAGACATGATATAATATTTCCAATGTTTGAATTTGAAATGCCAGGTGACATAGATGATCTTAAAAAGATGGAATACGAACTATGTCAACACTTAGGCTTTAAGATGCCCACAGAAAAGACTTATGCCGAATGGCAAGAAGAATACGGCATTGAAGGAGAGCTAACGGCAGAGCATGAAACTAAAATGTTTGAAAACTATTATACAACTATGATTACAGACTTCCCAGAGTTTACAAGTCCTTTCTGGAACATGAGTAGAAATACTGATGGTACAAGTAAAAAGATAGATGTAATACTAGGTGGAATGGAAACAATAGGTAGTGCAGAACGTTCAACTGATGTAGAGCAAATGCGAGATACTTTCCATACAATTACTGAAGGTGCTTACAGTAACTTACTGTTTGACAAGTTTGGTAAAGAAAGAGTAGAAGAAGAACTAGAAACGTTCTTAAAACACGACTTCTTTCCAAGAGTAGGTGGTGGTATAGGAATGACACGTATGATAAGTGCATTAGATAGACTAGAGAACCCAGAGACAAGAGTAGAGCAAATGGCATCGTTAACACACGATCCAGTGGCGGCTTGTTAATGGCTTACGATCCTAACAATCCTTTAACATTACACTATATTACAACAGGTGCTATATTGCCTGAAAAGAAAGAACACCCAAAAGTTGTTAAGAAAAGGAAACGTAAAAATATTAAAAAGTACGTTGAACTATTAAAGAGGATAGTAAACGTAAAATAACGATCTGGGGTGGTGGAATTGGTAGACACGTACGATTGTTTCTCGTATGGCTAAATGTACTGCAATATATTTAACCGTGTAGGTTCGAGTCCTACCCCCAGAGCCAAATGGGTCCTAACGTAACATCTGTTGCTTTTTGGTAAATAACTGCATAGTTAATCGAAAGGAACAATTATGGCAAGGATGCACAGTGGATATACTGAACACGTAAGTCAACCTAAAAAAACTTCCCAAGCTGGACGCAAAAGATCTTGTAAATTAGCGTCTATGAATAAGAGTAAAAAAAGAAGCCTTAAGTTCTATAGAGGTCAAGGAAGGTAATAAGAATGTACGAGTACAGATGTAAAGTTCTTAGAGTTGTAGACGGAGATACAGTTGATGTGGACATTGACTTGGGCTTTGGTGTATGGATGAAAAAAGAACGTGTTCGAATGATGGGGATTGATACTCCAGAATCTAGAACAAGAGATAAAGTAGAAAAAAAATTTGGTTTAGCATCTAAGAAATATGTTAAAGATGTTATGCCAGTTGGTTCAAGTCAAGTCCTTAAAACAGAAATAGATAGAAGTGGCGAGGATAAGAAAGGTAAGTTTGGTCGCATACTTGGCGACTTTATTATCGATGGTAAGAAACTTACTAAACAAATGATCACTGATGGTTATGGTGTTGCTTATCATGGCCAGAATAAAGACGAAGTAGCAAAGAAACATTTAAGTAATAGAGAACGCCTAATTAAAGAAGGAAAGGTTACTGTTTAAATGTTAAAAATACTTGTCGTCGTGTTGATGGTAGGTGTTACTGAAACCGGAGGAAGAGATTTATACGTTTTCACTGACCCTGTATTTGAAACCGTCGAAGAATGTAAAGAATGGGCTATGACAAATCCTGGTCCAATCATAATGGAAACTGCTGAACACTATGGCAGAAGACCAATCGAGAATGTGTTCTGCGTTCCCGAAGAAAGTTTAAAAGAACAACTAGAGCTAGGCCGTCCAAAAGCTATCAAGGGGTTGCAAATTTAGTTTACCATTTTAGTTGACAAAGTACTAGGTACTATGTTATATTTAAAACAATGGAACTATTTCTCGGAATAATATCTTTATTAACTGGAGTTGTATTATTAGGTTGGACGACATCAATGCCATTAGATCATGAATGGTATGATACTGCCCTTACTTTTGGTGCATTTTTTGTAGCTATACCATTTCTTATAGGTAGGTAACATGACTAGGATTAATTTAGTTGACCCAGGTGATTTGTCAGATCAACACTTGGTTGCAGAATACAGAGAGATCTTTATGGTCGGCCCTGCATTACAACGATCATTAAAATCCAAAAACGGATTAACGGACATTCCAAAAGAATTCACACTAAACAAAGGACACGTCAAGTTCTTTTATAATAAAGGCAAGTATCTACATAAAAGATACAAAGAGCTTATTACAGAAATGAAACGTAGAGGTATGAAGCCTGATCCTACTCGTAAATTCAAAACAGAACAATGGCCTAATGAGTTATACAAGGATTGGACACCTAAAGATCAAGACATTACTATTATTAGAGAACGCATACAACAACGTATTAACCAAAAACCATATTGGTATCGTTGGTCACAACACGGGATAACTTAATATGTTTCATTTAGCACAGGGTCTAACTACCCTTAATACCAAAAAACGTAAAAAGAAAAAAGTAACTTTAAGTATGCTATCCAAATATGAAGTTAATATGAGAAAGCATAATAAAGAAATGAAACGAATTGGTTGTCATAACCTTGTAATGAATATAAAAGAATATATTAATTATTGTCAAGGTAATTACAAACCAAAAAATAGAGAGCAAAGAGTTATATCGGAACCATGGCACCAATCGGGCAAGTCCTTTGAACGTCCAAAAGAACATATCAAATCACATACTAGCAAGAAAGGTTTTGAACCTGCACTCAAAAGAGAACCAATGCAATACACAGGAGAACGTAGATTGGTTGGCATAGCAACTATGCACAAATCAAATATGGTTCCAATTTTTGCAGATGACGATGATAAGACAGGATCAAAACAAGCAACCGAAATCGCAACAATGCGAAGAAATTAACTTTTTGGCAAAATAAAGGTTGACTCTAGCCACATTCGGTGTTATAGTATATACATAATGAACAAAAACTTACGGAGGCTTAAATGAAAGGCATTAAAAATCTGTTACTTGTTGGTGCATTAGCAATCACAGTATCAGCTTGTTCAACAATGACGACCGTCGTAGAAAAACAAAACGACGTAGTACCAAATTGGTATATGAAGTGTAAAGATACTGGAACCGAAGGTTGGTTTTGGTGGTCTAAAGATTACTACTATGCTTGTGGTAGTGGAGTAAGTGGATTTAAAGAAGCCGCTTATGACAAAGCCATACAGTTAGCGAAAACTAAAATTGCTGACAGAATTAATGGTGCAGTAAATAAGAGAACAACTATTGAGTATAACGATAGTGGTACTGAAGAAGGAATGGTATCTACTACTCAATCTCAAGTATTAGTTGTTAATAAAATCACAGATACAGTAGTAAGACACTATTCTTCAAATGAAGGTTACTTGTATAAAAGAAATGGCAAGTATTACCACTTCATTATGGTGAAGATTGATAAAGAGATAGTAGACCAATTAGTCGCAGAAGCGGTGGCTGTTAGGTCGTCTAATGTAAAAGTAGACACTAACTCAATCAATAAATCTGCTAAACAAATCGACTAGGAGTTCGCAATGAAAAATCTTCTATACACACTAGCTCTGGTATTACTATGTACCGCCTGTAGTGCTACGGGTAATAAGCTAACACTAGAAGAAAGCGGTCACCAGTATTGTGATACAGAAAAAACTATTACTGATACTAACGGTAGTACAAATAGTAAACAAATCACCAAATGCACAGACAATCCTGTAAAAAAGCTCTTACCCCCGAAAATGGGTATGGGCAAACAATGTCGTGAGCATTGGTATAGTATAAACATAGGTGGCAAGATGGTTGACAGAAAAGGCTATGCTTGTCTATTTGAAGGGAAGGATTATGAGAGTAGTAAATGGTATATTGTTACTAGCCCTTATTAGTCTATTAGGTGCTTGTAGCTCAACAAGTGGAGTACAGACGTACAACACTAGCGATACTGCAAACTCTAGTGTACAATCTTCATATCAACCTAGCAACGGCTATGTAGGTGTTATTGTTAACTTAACTAAATGGCATTGGTACAGATTACCAGCACCAGATAGAATGAAACAAGAACAAGCTATGTACTTCTCACTAGACAATGCTGAGAATGGACAATCTACTAGTTGGTACAACAATGATACAGGAACAAACGGAGAGGTAATTGTTGCAAGTACCTATCCAATGGGAAGTGGTTATTGTAGAGTAGTTTTAAGTAAACTAAATTACAAAGGTAAATTAAGACACTTTAAAGAGACCGCTTGTAAAGAATCTGGCCATGATGGTTGGCGTTTTATAAGATAGTTTAACTGTTAAACTATTTTCTGAAGAAGGAGAAATTAGGCTAAATATGTTATACAAAGAATACAGAGGGAGCAGTATGTTACTAGGAATACTAACATTTCTATCTGCATTAACGATTAGTGCGGTAGCTATATACTATTCGGTCGCTGGATTGGCGGCAATTTTCGCGGCGGCTGTTATACCTATTATAATAATGGGTGTATCATTAGAAGTCGGTAAACTAGTCACGGCAGTATGGCTCCATAGACATTGGCAACGAGCAACCTGGTGGTTAAGAACTTATCTTGCCCTAGCAGTATTTGTATTAATGTTTATTACAAGTATGGGTATCTTTGGCTTTTTATCTAAAGCCCACATAGAACAAACATCAATGAGTCAAGAGCAAGTCGCTCTTATTGAAACCATCGAAGATAAGATGGCACGATCCGAAAGTAAAATAGAACGTTGGACATTAGAAATGGAACGTCTATTAGGTGGTGAAGATATTCGTGTTGATAACTTAATTGATCGTGAACAAAAAGAATTAGACAAAATTAATATATTAATTAAATCTGAAAAAGATGATGTAAGAATAGACTTTGATAAACAAATAGAATTACAGAACCAAAGACTAATACAAGCTAAAGAACGTAAAGACGCAGATATACAAGCGGCCAAAGATAGATTTGAAGGTTCATTTGGTGGCGGTGCGAAGTTTGATGAAGCAGTAGCTCAAGCTAAAGCTAATGAATTAAGTGTGGCAAGTAATGCCCAAAAAGAAATAAAGAAAATTAATGCGGCCTTAAATGAAGCACTTGCTAAAGTTGATGCCAAGTATGCAGATGATATTAAAGCAATACAAGAGAGAATACAAGATTTACGTGGTCAAGCTAATGCTAAAACAGAAGACTTAGATGCTCGTGTAACAGAATTAGAAACATTCATTGATAAAGAACAAACTATTATTGATGGTGTTAGAGAAGAGAAGTTTGCTTACGAAAAGACTTACAGAAAACTTGAAGCTGAAGTAGGTCCTATTAAGTATATTGCAGAGTTTATATATGGTGAACAAGCAAACCAAGACTTACTAGAGTCAGCAGTACGTTGGGTTATTATAATAATTATATTTGTATTTGATCCATTAGCAGTATTACTTTTAATTGCTTCACAATATACATTCCAATACGTTAGAGAGGACAAGGGCCCGAAGTTGCCCCCAAAGTCCGATCCAGATCCAGAAAATCCTAACGACCCCCCAAGTGGTGAAGATGAATGGCAAGGGGAAGACATTCAACAAACATATACCCACCCTGTAATTCAGGCAAAGGTTGATAATCAAGCTATACAAGAAAAAGAAGATACTGAAGAAGTAGAACGTGAAGTAGAAAAACGTATAGAAGAAGTTGAAGAAGAAACAAAGCAAGAACTAGAAGAAGACCTAGAAAAAGTTGCTGAAGAAATAGAAGAAGAAGCTAAAGAAGAAGAAAAAACTGTAAGCGAACAGATGGAAGAAGAGCTAGAACCTCGTCCAGAGCCTAAAGTAGCAGAAGTTTTACCTTCAATTCCAGATGATGAAGAAATGCAAGAGGCTTTAGAAAAAGAAGATAATGTTATTGAAGAAGCACAAGATATTGAAAAATGGAATAAATGGGTAGAGGCGGCTGAAGAAGAAGTTGCTAAAGAAGATAAAGAAAAAGCAAAAGATAAAGAGTTTCCTGACACAGTCAACAGAATCTTTTATGGCGAAGAAGTTAAACAAATAGACGAAGCTCAAAAAAAAACGGTGAAGGGAACCAATTACATAACAAAGGTAAGCAACAAGCAAATCCGGGCTCAGACAAATCCGGAAGACTCAGACCCGACTTCACAACAGTCATAGAATCCGAAAATTACGTCCAAAACCAAGAACAAAGCCAAGACTCTATTTGGCAAAAGATTCAAGAAAATAAGTAATAGTATGAAAGAGCCAGTAATCAATTTGATCACGCCACCTGATAAACTGTTTAACGACAATAAGAGTTTCTTGTTAGTAAACCCTAGCGAAGTTATTAAAGAACAGTTTAATGAGTTAGCAAAACAAATTGGCAAAGACTTAAATGTTTATTTGTTTGATCAGAATGATTCACCGAATAGTATTTGGTTGCTGGATGTCGTAAATCAAGTTGATAATATTATATTAGATGTTGATGCTACTCGCAATGAGTTTGCATGGCTAGTAGGTTATCTTTTAAACTTTGACAAAACATACTACTTGACAAATCAAGAGGAAATGCCTTATAATATAATTAACAATCATAGGATTTATGATGTTAGAACGATTGTAGAGGAGAAGAACAATCTCAAGATTCAACAAGGACAAGCCTAAAGAAGGGCTTACTGTTAAAGTTCGTGGGAACGACTTTAATGGAGCATTAAGAAGATTTAAAAAGAAGGTAGCACAAGATGGTATTTTGCAGGAGTATAGAGACAAACAATACTACTCCAAGCCAAGTGAAAAAAGAGCAAGGGCTAAAGCGGCCGGAATTGCTCGTGCTAAAAAAGAAGAACGTAGAAGATTAATGGAGCATGGATTTTAGAATATGGAACTGAAAGCGGATTTATGGTTTCCTAGCATTGTATTTGCAGGTATTAACGAAGACATTAATCGTGGTGCTATAAAACAAATTGCACAGGCTTGGAAAAATAAAGAACCTGAACTTGCTGGTAACAGTAATGAAGGTGGTTGGCATAGTCGTAGTATTGAAAATATAGATTTACTACCACCAGAGATACAACCTATCTTCAATCAAATGGTTATCGAATTTGATAAAGCTATTGATACTGTTAGAAACAATGTAGGGTTTCCTCCGCTGAAGTTACAAAACTTCTGGATTAATATTAATCCACCAGGAGCATATCATACTTTACATAATCATCAAGATGCTTTATTAAGTGGAGTATTTTATATAGACGTTCCAACAGAGAATATGGGCGACTTACAATTTTATAGAGATGACGATGCACAATATTATATTCCAGATAATTTAAGTTCATACAATACTATTACAAGTACTATGGCTACGTATCCGCCTAAGCCAGGTATGCTTGTTATTTTCCCAGCTTGGGTAAAACACGCCGTAAAACAAAATAGGTCGGATGCAGAACGTATAGCAATATCATTTAACTATGGAGCGAAATAATGAGAATTGAAGATGACATTAAACTAGACTACAAAGACGTCTTATTCAAGCCGAAGAGATCTAAATTAGAAAGTCGAAGAGATGTTGATCTTATTAGAACTTTCCAATTCCACAATAGTGGCAATCACTGGACTGGTGTTCCTATTATGTCAAGTAATATGGACGGAGTTGGTACATTTAGTATGGCTAAAGTATTACAAGATCATAAGATGCTAACTGTAATAGGTAAGCACAATTCATTTGAAGACTGGGAACAAAAGTCGCAAGGAATTAAAATGAAGTACCTTAGTGTATGCACAGGTACAGGTTATATCTGGGATAAAGATGCTAAAGATTATAACACTATGGTAAGAGTATTAGAAGCATTTCCAGATATTAAATTTATTACTGTTGATGTTGCAAATGCTTATCATGAAAACTTCGGAGACTTTATTGCTCGAATGAGAGATAACTATCCAGACAAAACTATTATTGCTGGTAACGTTGTTACCGCAGAGATGACAGAAGAACTTATTATACGTGGAGCAGACATTGTTAAAGTTGGTATTGGACCAGGTTCAGTATGTACAACTAGATTACAAACTGGTGTAGGAGTTCCACAACTGTCAGGCGTAATAGAATGTGTTGATGCCGCGAATGGTATAGGTGGACACATTATTGCTGATGGTGGTTGTGTATATCCAGGTGATGTTGCAAAAGCCTTTGGAGCAGGTACACACTTTGTTATGCTAGGTGGTATGTTAGCAGGACACGACGAATCAGAAGGCGAAATTATAGATGGCAAAGTTACGTTCTATGGTATGAGTTCAGATGAAGCTATGCAAAGACATGGTCGTAGAAAAGATGGATACAGAGGTGCTGAAGGTAAAGTAGTTAAGATTCCACACAAAGGACCTGTCGACGCAACTATTACTGAAATACTTGGAGGTGTTAGAAGTGCTTGTACTTACATTGGTGCAAGACGTTTAAAAGATATGCCTAAGTGTACAACGTTTGTAAGATGTACACAACAGGTTAACCAAGTATTCAATCAGTTCAATGCAGATTAGTACTCATCAGAAACCTTTCGTACACACTATCATAGACGATTTCTTTGAAGACGCAGAACTTCCTAGTGTATTTTCTGAAATAGATTATCTAAATCAACACGCCACTGATACAAAAGACAATGGCGATCCTAAAAGTAGTAATATGAACGCAGTTCATTTAGATAAACACTACAAAGAAGATAGATACGTAAGCAGTATTCTAAGATACAATAGAAAGATATTTGATCTAGACTTGTCAGAGAACATCTTTTCAAATTATTTAAAGATGTGTAACTTTGATGTTACTCAACTTAATTGCTATAATGGAGATGGCAGTTATGACCTTCATCCTGACCTAGGAGTATTGTCAGCAGTAACATTATTATTCAAAGAGCCAAAACAATTTACAGGTGGGCAACTATCATTTTCTGACTATAATTATGTACCACATCTTAAAAACAACTCGTTAATACTGTTTCCTAGCTTCGTACAACACGAAGTAAAGCCTATTAAAGGATCAGGTCGTTATAGCTTAAATCACTTCTTTTTTGTCCATATTAGGTAGATTTGGTTAGATTTATACTTGATATTTGACCTATTTTAGCATATAATTTGTATGTTAGTATAAATACTAATATGTTAAAGAATGCCTGATAGGGTTCTTTAATTTTAACTTGCTTAATAAGGAGAAAACAATGACAAAACAATCCCTATCAATTTTTAATCAACTTAGACCCGTAACAGTAGGTTTCGATCCTATCTTTGATAGATTCGAAAAAATGTTTGAAAACGAAGTTTTCAACTCACCTATGGTACAATCTAACTTTCCACCATACAATATTGTAAAGACAGGTGACTACACCTACAATATTGAATTGGCGTTAGCTGGATTCAATAAGAAAGACATTGACATAATGTATGAAGATAACATCATTACTGTTAAGTCAATTACTGACTCTAGTACTAAACCCCAAGACGATGGTGTACTACACAGAGGCATTAGTAAAAGACACTTTACAAAGTCTTTTTCAGTTGCTGATGACGTAGAAGTTAAAGGTGCAGAGTTGAAAGATGGTTTATTGGTAATTTCTTTGGAAAGAATAATTCCAGAGTCTAAAAAACCTAAAACTATTGAAATCAAATAAAACAAAAAGAATGATAGGGTGTGTGTAATGCACACCCTACTCTTTGCTTAATAAGGAGGAGAAAACTATGAGCAAAATAATTGGTATTGACTTAGGTACTACTAATTCTTGTGTTTCAGTAATGCAAGGTGGTGATGCTAAAGTCATAGAAAATAGTGAAGGAGTTAGAACAACGCCTTCAATCGTATCTTTTGGCGATGAAAAGCTAGTAGGAGTTGCGGCAAAAAGACAAGCAGTAACTAACCCAGAGAATACTATCTTTGCAGTTAAAAGACTAATAGGTAAGAAGTTTAATGATAAGTCCGTACAAAAGGACATGAAAACTTCTCCATTCAAAATAATCAAAGCAGACAACGGAGATGCTTGGATAGAAGCAAAAGGTGAAAAGTATTCGCCTTCACAAATCTCTGCTTTCACTTTACAGAAGATGAAAGAAACTGCTGAAGAGTATTTAGGTAGTAAAGTAGATAAAGCTATTATTACTGTACCTGCATACTTTAACGATTCACAAAGACAAGCAACAAAAGACGCAGGTAAAATTGCAGGACTTGAAGTTGAACGTATAGTTAACGAGCCAACCGCGGCCGCACTTGCATATGGTTTAGATAAAAAGAAATCAGGCACAGTTGCAGTTTATGACTTAGGTGGTGGAACGTTTGACGTTTCTGTCTTAGAAATCGGCGAAGGAGTATTTGAAGTTAAGTCAACTAATGGTGATACATCATTAGGTGGTGAAGACTTTGATAACACTCTTGTAAACTATGTTTGTGATGAGTTTATGAAAGACTCAGGCATGGACTTAAGAACAGATAAACTTGCTATGCAACGTGTTAAAGAAGCATCTGAAAAAGCAAAATGTGAACTATCATCTGCTACACAAACAGAAATTAGTTTGCCGTTTGTTACTGCTGATGCATCTGGACCTAAACACTTAAACGTAAAACTTACAAGAGCAAAGTTTGAAGCTCTAGTAGGAGACTTGATTGAAAGAACACTTACACCTTGTAAGACTGCTCTTAAAGATGCAGAACTTACTGCAAGTGATATTGATGAAGTTATCCTAGTAGGTGGTATGACACGTATGCCTAAAGTTGAAGAAACAGTAAAAAGTTTCTTTGGCAAAGAACCACACAAAGGCGTTAACCCAGATGAGGTTGTTGCCATAGGTGCTGGTATTCAAGGTGGAGTATTACAAGGTGATGTTAAAGATGTATTGTTATTAGACGTTACACCTTTATCACTTGGTATTGAAACACTAGGCGGAGTTGCAACTAAACTAATTGAAAAGAATACAACGATTCCTACTAATAAGAGTCAAGTCTTTTCAACTGCTGAAGATAATCAATCAGGAGTAAACATTGTAGTAACTCAAGGTGAAAGAGAAATGGCCGCAGACAATAAAGCATTAGGTAATTTTATGCTAGACGGTATTGCTCCTGCACCAAGAGGTATGCCACAAATCGAAGTAACATTTGATATTGACGCAAATGGTATTGTAAGTGTAAGTGCTAAAGATAAAGGTACTGGTAAAGAACAAAAGATTACAATACAATCAGATGGCGGATTATCAGAAGAAGAAATCGACAAAATGGTAAAAGACGCTGAAGCTAATAAAGATGCTGATAAAAAGAAACGTGAAGAAGTAGATACTCGTAACAATGCTGATGGCATGGTTGCTAATATTGAAAAACAATTAAAAGAACACGGAGATAAACTATCAGCAGAAGATAAAGCTAAAGTAGAAGCTAGTCTTGAAGCTACAAAAGAAGCACTTAAAGGTTCTAATAGCGATGATATTAAAGCTAAAACGGAAACTTTGACGCAAGATGCTATGAAACTTGGAGAAGCTATTTACAAGCAACAACAGGAAGAAGAAGCATCTAAGAAAACTACAGACTCAAAAGAGCCTAAAGAAAAAGCTAAAGATGACAATGTAGTTGACGCTGATTTTGAAGAAGTAAAATAACACCACTTAACAAACCATCGGAGGTAAGCGATGATAAGTAATATTATGGACGTACAAATAGACGAAAAAATCAAGCAAAAGATTATAGAGCCTGATCTCTATAAAGTTGTATTCCTAAATGACGATTTAACTCCGATGGACTTTGTTATCGAGTGTTTAGTAAAAGTTTTTAGACATACTGATGCTACTGCACGAGACCTTACTGTTAAGATACACGAAGAAGGTTCAGCAATAGTTGGTGTATATACATTTGAAATAGCAGAACAAAAAGGTGTAGAAGCTACTACACTCGCTCGAACAAACGGATTTCCATTGCAAGTAAAAGTGGAGAAAGAATGAGCCTCAAAGAATTAACAAAAGACGTTCACAGAGATGCTGAACGACAAGCATTTGTAAAGGTGCTAATGAGTGGAGAGATTGACCCTAAACTTTATGCTACCTTTATGTTTAACCAACATCATCAATACGATATTCTAGAAGTTAATTGTATGGCCCACGGATTGCTAAATGGTCTAATGGATATTAGACGAGCTCCAAGTATATGGGCTGACTACGAAGAACTTTGGGAAGATAAAGATAATACACCAGAACTATTACCTGTTACTAAAGAGTACGGTGAATACATTATGAGTATTAAAGAAGACAAAGAAAGATTATTTGCTCATATGTATACAAGACACATGGGTGATTTAAGTGGTGGACAAATGATCCGTAGAAAAATTCCTGGAAGTGGAAAACTATATGACTTTGAAGACGGTGCTAAACTAAAAGAATTAATTAGAGAACGTTTAGATGATAGCATGGCCGACGAAGCAAGAGTATGTTTCGAATTTGCAACAAAGACGTTTCAGGAAATTATGGATGTTGACATCAGTAAATAAAATTGTAATTGTTGGTGGAGGAAGTGCAGGTTGGCTTACGGCCGCCTATGCTTTATATAATTTACCCAATGCACAAATCACACTAATAGAAAGTCCGAACGTACCTACAGTAGGAGTAGGAGAAGCTACTATACTTGGGTTCGATCATTTCTTAACAGACTGTGGTATACCTACAGAGCTCTGGTCAAAAAGTTGTGATGCTACAATTAAATTAGGAACATATTTTCCAAACTGGAGAGGTGATGATAAAAACATATGGCAACCTTTCTACTTTCCAATACAAAAAACTTCACAAGGTAACTTTGCAGATGTAATTGACTTATGTGTTGATGGTAAAGTTCCTTTTGAAAGTTTTGAAGAATTTACAGCCTGGTACGACATAAGTGTTAAAGATAATAAAATTGCAGGCAATACAAGTGCTAATGGTGGACAAGCTCACGTAGGATATCATTTAGACGCAATTAAGTTGGCAAACTTCTTAAGTGAATATTGTAATAAAAAATATCCAAGACTAAAACACATTAAAGCACACATAGACGCACCTGTTATCATTGATGGCAAAATAGCTCACGTACATTTAGATAATGGGGATATGGTCACAGGAGACTTCTTTGTTGATTGC